TGTCGGTGACATGCCGATAGTTCCGCGAAATAATCTCAACTAAATCATTGAGTAGATGCGTGCGTATCTGCGCGAAAGCACCGGAACGCACAACGTTCATGCCACCGGCAAGTACACCGATCATGTTTCCATCGGCGCAGGTTTGTACCCAATCACCAGGCATACAGCTCGTAGGCTCTGCCGGCAGACGATAATTTCCGCCTGTACCTAGCAGATCTTTGTTTTGCCCTTCGCCACCAAAACCACTTACGTCCGCTACGGAAAAAGGTGTAGTCGCAGCAGGTTGGTTATTCAGGCGTGTAACTATGCCGAGAATAATAGGGTCGCCGAATTCATATGACACCAAGACTTCGGTACCGGGTTCTAGCGCAGATATTTGACCTGGCGTAGAACGTAAACGAGGTACGCCCGTTATAGCGCCGCGGCGCGTGTGCACCGTTGACGTGTACGTGTCTGCGTTATACGAAATTATAGTCCCGTATTCACCAGAACGTGCATGTCCGCCAACACCCCCGTGGCGTCCACCGTCTGTCGTGGCATTGGGGTCGCGTGAACTTCCGTTTATCTGTTGGGGCAGTAAAGCAGTCATGCCCCACTTTAACCTACTGCGGAAAGTAGTGGTACGGGTCTTCCGACGTGTCAGGTACTTTTTTATTTAGGTACGCCTGAGACAATCCGAACCCCGATAACGCACCTAAACTGCTACCAATTACTGGTGCGTTTTTAGCAAGTGTACCGGGATTAGCACGGGCGGCGTCATCTAACAGGGCAGGGGACAGTTTATGTCCCAGAGCTCCACCCGCACCGCCTGCCAGCGCGCCCATTAAAAAGCCCTGACCTTTGCGGTCTTCAGGTGCAAGTACCCGGCCCGCAACGCCGCCTAATACAGCACCTCCCAATAAACCGGGATATAGTCCGAGTTTTACCAGGAGTGTTTTACAGCCTTGGTTGTAGGCGTACGGGGGCATTAGACCGAGGCTACAGCGGACGACAAATCTTCGTTTACAGTATCGGGTATAGTGTTGTCTACGAAACCAACCACAGCGTCTAGGGTTGCTTTGGGTATATAGCTGGAGTCCCCGATTTCGTCTGCGAACCAAGGCATAAGTCGGTCGAACATGAAAGATACCTGTTCGGCGATCATGTTTGCGCCAGCTTGAATACTGATATTATAGGATTGGATCATCGTAAGCTCGGCATAAAAACCGCCAGCGAACTGGTGAGATTTTGTGCGAAAGATAGAGCCTAGTCCGAATGGAATAAGATAAAGCTCGGAATCTAAATTGATATAGAACTTAGAGGTGAGCGCTGTTGCTGCCGGATCATCTAGGTCCTGTATAGGAAAATCTTGACTCTTGGCGTTATGGTAGAGAACCCTAAGTAGATTTCGTCCGTTTACAAACAGGCGTGCGATACTACCGTTGCCTTGCGCTTTGCCGCTGACGAAAAAAGATCGTCCAGAACCGATGGCCATGACGGGCGTTGTAGACTTTACCTGACTGATATTCAGGTTCTGCATCATACCGATAGCTAGCAGGGAACCGAAGGCTTTACCGTCAGTTTTGTCGGATGACGCATCCGTAACGCGTGCTGGCCCCGCGAGCACCAAAGTATCGTCCGGGTGCGCCGACGTATACGCCGCATTGTCCATGACGCGCTCGACATATTGGTCTTGAAAGCGCCAACTAACTAAATTGCGTGTAATACCAAGGGGCATCGTGGACTCCTCGCTACGTATAGTAGCTTGGTAGATTCGTAAAATCGATAGGGCGCAGCTGTATTTTCGCTGAACTTGATTTGTAGTATTGCGGTTGAGAGTACACAGCCGGAGCATTGGGCTGGTATTGAGGCGTTTGGGGAGGGGGAGGCTGTGGCGAACCACTGGCTGCGCTCATTGCCGCATCGGGAGCAACCTGCGCGGCAGCAAAGCCTAAACCGCCGACTAGTTTAGCGCGGGCGATATTTTGATCGACTTTACCTAGCGGGTTCATAGGATCGGGTGCTTTAACGGCTTTAGTTAACGCATCACGCCAGCCCATACGGCTGGACCGTGTAGCCATCCGTCCCGGTGAAACGCCAGTTGTCTTTGCTAGATTTTTAAAGTGCATGCCTTTGGCGTTGCGAAGTAAACCTTCGCCAATACCGCTGGCCGCACCAAAACCCGCACCAGACAACGCACCAGAACCAAACCCGCTTGCAAAAGCACTGCCGCGTTCACCGGGCTCTGCCATCGCGGCGTTAATTCCGCCACTTAATACGCCACCCGCAAGCGCGCCCGTCGCGGTGTCCCGTATTGCTTTGTGTGCAACGCCCCGGACCAACCCCCGAGCTTTGGTTGGGTCGGCTCCTAGGTGCGTGGCCCCGCGTATCACTGCATTTTCGGCACCCTGTGCTAGGGGGTTGGTAAACTTCATAAGCCCTGTAGGCCCGTACTTACGTAAACCCGCGCCAAAAGCCTTAGCAGCCATACCCAGAAATGCCGTCTTTTCAGACGGCCTTCCAGGTACAGGCATCGCGCGAATGTCGATCTCTCGGAGCACTACGCCACCAAGTGTAGACCAATTACGTTCAAGGGCTTGGGCAAATCCACCTCGACGTAGATCTCAACGCGGTCGGCAGAGGCGGTAGATACTGCAAGAGATGTGATAGTCGCACCGTTGAGCGGCGCACCAATGCGTGGAACTCGGCGGAGCTTGAGACTGTCCGTCGCGGTATTCACGGCCTGGCGGATGAATCCGAGTGTGTCGTTGTTGATGTTCCAGATTCCGAGGAACGGCTCAAGCACGCTGAGATAGTACAACGATACGAAATCGAAGTTTTTGACAATAGAGTACTCGCCACTTTCAAGCGTCGAAGGATCGGTTGTCAGCTGGTGAATGCTGTACGGCAGTGAAGTCGGAGAGTTCTGCGAGAATACATACCAACCACCATCACTGAGATCAGTGAGTTGCGCTTCCGTGAAGTAGTCGCTTGAATGCGTAAGCCGACCGACTCCGGCACCGCCGAGACGGCTGAAGCCCTGGTGACTAGGCAGTCCTGCGGTCATGCCGCCGACCATTGCACTCAGGTACCAGCCGGGCTGGGTATCCGCAGCTGCAGCTGAGCCGTCTGCATTAGCGGGCTTCGAACCATCAACGAGACCGTCGACAACAACAACGTCAGGCCAAGTCAGGATTGCGCGGCGAGAATTCAGAGACTGCGCATTCGTCACAAGCTGCGCAATTTGCTGATCCTTGCTGAGCTCGCGAATGACGCGATAACGGATCGTCCCTTGGCTGACAGCAGTGCCGGTTCCAAGACGATTATCTGTATGCGGGAGTTCGCGCTCCAATACGCTCGTATTGTTCTGGTAAGCCCCAGACACAATGTTCGTGATCTGGAGACGTTGTTCGCTGATTACACTGTCGACGATGAATTGCTTGAACGTGCTTGTGAAAACACCATTCGGATTACTAGGAATCTCGATGGTATCGCCCGCAATTACACCCGCCGTGATGAACGCAGCGTTAGCGTCATAAAGCCGCAAGAACGCAGCATCGAGGACAGCTGTAGTCACAACGTCGATACCATTTGTACCGGTAGACAGCGCAGCCGCTGCGAATGCAACTTGAGCAGTTGCCCCCGAAGACGTGGATGCGACGAGGTTTACGGATCCTGTGAAGGTAGTTGTGACACCCGTGCCGGAATTGATGGCATCTACAAGTTCCTGCGAACTGATGTTTGTCGAGGCAAAGTCACCATTCACAATGGTGGAAACTCCAGCAACTTCGACAATGCTAAAAATACCACTCGCGGTCGTGCCGTTTTGGACGAGGGCAATAGTACGCGCGCCTGGAGTGAGACCAGCTACGCGCGACTTAAACGTAGTTGCGGCAGCCGTCAAGAAGGCGCGGTTGTCGACGAGTGCAATAAGGGTTGCACCCGTAGAAGGACGAGTTACCGTATAATTTACGCCGTCCGCAACTGCGATAGCTGGCGAAGGCAAGGTTTCATCGAGTTCAACCTGCGTTGCGCTATTGATATGCGCGATGGTGTATGTACCATCTACGGATGCAACAGTTTCACTTGCAGACAGCACGACCTTGTCACCCGGTCGCAAATTGCTAGTCAACGCGTTGAACGGTGAAACTAGGTTTAGAGTCTTGATGCCGGCAGGAACGGCGCCCGTAAGGGCTTCCGTGTTAGCGTCGACATTCTCTCCTACGATCGTTGATTCCGTAGTAAGCGTGCCTGTACCAATTACTACGCGGAATTTCTGAGGTACCCCGGTGTCAAGTGCAATATTCGGATCTGCGAGAGACTCGTTATCTGCTTTGAAGGACGCGGCGATAGTCAGACTCGTCGTAAGCAAAACAACGGCGTAAACGCTATCATCAGAAGAGATCGCATCTTTAGCTTTGTTGTATCCGGTTAGATCGTCCGAGACGACGCCGTAGAAATAAATGGGAGCAGTGCCGGCATTTTGTCGAGCTACTGACAAAGCACCTGCAAGCGGGTTGCGACTATCGATACGCCCAACCTTAGTTTCGATCTCAGTCGTAGTGTTTACGCTGTCGATAGCCTGTAGGTCCGTGCGGAACGCGCGATATTCGACGTACACACGAGCGTAGGCGACGACACGTGGCGTACTTCCCACGACCAATGTAACTCCGCCGAGAATTGTGATCTCGTTCGAGGCTTGGAACGTCGGAGTCACAACAAAGCTGCTGTCAATCAATTGATTGGTCAGGCGGCGCTCAACACGGTAATCGAGTGATCCTAGCGCGGCTGCGAAATTCGACGAGACGCGCAGAACTGTCTCGCTGTCCACGCTTAGAACAGTTAGCACCAAATTCGGCGTGCCGGGTGGTGCCAAACTGGGGTCTTGAACAATGAGCTTATCGCCCGCCTGTACACCTGCGGTCACAAACGTCGCGCCGGAAGATGTGAACGTATTTTCGTTTGGCGCGGTGACTACGGATACGCCGTTTGTACCCGAAGCAAGAATTACCTGAACGACATCGAAATAGACCTTAACGGACGCGGGATCTACCCAAGCACCTGCAACGAGTCCCGGTGCGGCAGCCAAGGTAATCGCTGCTGTGAAAGCGACCGGCGGTGTGTATGTATTATCCGCGTACAGCGTGCCATACGACGATACCTCGATGGCTGTCTTGTCATCGGGGTAGTCTTGAATCTGGTACGCCGGGCCGATCACGATACAGTTAAGATCGGGCGTGGTAGGAGTCGCCGTTGTTGTCGCAAACTCCTGGAAAAGTAGAACAATCGGTCGTACCATGTTTAGCTCCGGCTTGCTTAATAAAGCAGCGTATTTGTAAGGGATTATAGCGGCTAGGGTTTAGAGCAACAAGCAGTACGCGCTCTTATTAACCAAGGACTAATTTTGCGTCCTCCCACCCCTGGTAGCGTAGCCGTTTCGCAATTGACGGGCTGAACTCTAAGGAGTTTACGTCCAAGTCAGTTAGCGGGTGGATGATATTTAATTTTATTTCACGTTTGCCGGATAGGCCTGCACGTACAAGCTCGTTTATTTCTTGCGTACGTTCCACGTCCAGCCACGTAAGCCGGTTTATCATCAAATCAATGTTGTATAGGAGATCCGTTATAACGGAGCTGGGCCGTTTTGGATACGTCAGTGATGTGGGGTAACCTATGACAACATCAATGGAAGTGGCTCCTGCATCAATTGCCGCTTTGATCGGGGTAACTGTCTGTACGCCCCCATCAACACCTAACCCGTCTATGAGCGCCACCGGTTCAAAAAAGGGAGCTAACGCAGAAGACGCTTTAATGACTGAACGTAGATCAGGGTCACGCTCCGTGTAGACTTTGTAGTTGCTAAAGCTGCGAGTGCCAACGTGCACTGGATTATACAATGTGACGCCTATACGTAAGCGTTTTCCCGAATCTTGTATTTTAAACGGGTCAATATGCGTATCAACCAGTGAACGCAATGGTTTGCTATTATAGAGACTACGTTTATTTAATAATGCTTGAAAAATACCCCATGGGCGCCATTTGACGTAAATATCGGACGTATCTAGTTCCGAAAATAATGCCCACAGGCGGCTGATAGCTGATTCCTCTTGCCCCTTCGGGTATTGCGCTAAATAAGCGCCGAGCAACGCGCCTACGCTTGTACCGCAAATTATGTCATGCCGTACTTTTTTTTGATTGTACAAGTACTGTATTACACCGAGGTGATAATAACCACGGGAACCCCCGCTGCTTAATACAAGAGCGTGCATTTTTAAATATCCGCGTAGTAGTCAATGGTCAATACATCGCCCGCTTTAGGCGCGTAATAACTCATAGTTAGGGTGTCGAATCCGCCGAGAGGTACTGACTCAGAAACTGTGTAGTCGTTACCCACGCCAACATTCTGACGGACACCGTTAACGTAAAAGATTTCCTTTTTAGGTATGGTGTGAATAAAAGGACTACCCGTGGTATAGACGAGATTAATCCCGTTTATAGCGCCTGCCAGAGATTGTCCAGTGAGTAAATCGAGTGCAGGCCCAGGCGGCCCCGCGGGTCCAGGTGCTCCTGCGGGCCCTGCTGGTCCGGCAGGTCCAACAATACTTACGCGACTAGGAGGTAACGGTGCACCGGGTGCTATGTCGCACGGATCGAAAACCTCACCGCGGCGAAGTGAGTTGACCGTGATATCTACGAAGTGCCCGTTAGCATCAACACCCTTGTTTGTGATGCGTTGTGCTATCTGCTGAAGCAGCGGTGCGATCGGCACCTGAGACCAACGTATCCAAAATTGGACATTGAATTCGACAGATGTGGCCCATTTAGTCTGATCGCGCTCGTAAGGTTGTGTTGCACTTAGTGACGGGTGCGAAATATCGTAAAACCCGAAAGCGCGTTGAATTACGTCTTGGGACGCTAGAATCATGTACTGAATAACGTCGCCAAGTACCGCGCTCTCACCCTCATCGTTGGATACGCATTCGATCGCTAGGACAGCAGTATTTAACGCACCGAAAGCTTCTTTATGGTCAGGTAACCGCACGCCTACGCGGTCACCTACCATTACTTTGCCGGGTACGGTTTGTAACCGGTTGACGTAAATCGCTGGAACTTGGTTACGCGATTCAAGTTCTTCGTTGTAACCCGTCTCGATAAGCAGATCGCTGGTGGTTAAGTCAGGACGCCAGATGAGACCCAAGCCTGCATCAATACTGAAGCGCTCGCGGATAATCTCTAGGAATATACCTTGTATAGCTAGCGGAGACCCTGCTGCTATTTTCAGCGGGTCTTGCACAAATTGTTTTGGCCGCACTAGACTGGTTTCATGGCCTGCCATATCAACCTCTCTAAGTAGCTCGGCGCATAGAGTTTAGCACAGACTGCCTAAAGAGATCAGTTCCCTTAACCTGTAGACGCTGTCCAATTTGTTGTAGTAGCGGAGCTATGGGTACTTGGGACCAGTGTATCCAGAATTCGATAAAAAAACTTACAGGAGTCGACCACTTCGTTTGGTCTCTCTCGTAGGGCGTGGTTTGGCCGAGTACCGGATGACTAAAACTATACATCCCAAATTCGCGTTGAATAACATCTTGAGACGCAAGCAACGTAAATTGTACAATATCGCCGATAATAGCGCTCTCACCCTCGTCATTGCTAACACACTCTATAGAGAAATCTACGCGCATCAACGCTTTGAATGCTTCGAGATGGTCCGGTAAATGTACACCAGCACGGTCACCTATACTCATCTGCGTGGGAGTCGTCTGTAGCCGTGAGACATAGACAGCAGGGACTTGATTACGCGTTTCAAGTTCTTCGTTGTACCCAGTTTCAATTAGGATGTTCGTGAGTGTTGGATCTTCGCCCCATTTCCAGTCCAATCCGGCGTCTGCATTGAAACGCTCACGAAGTATTTCCAGGAAAATACCCTGTACAGCGAGCGAAGACCCTGCTGCGACCTTTAAGGGGTCTTGTGCAGTTTTAGGTCTGACAGCACTTGTCTCATGTCCTGCCATTTAGTACATCACCGGTACAGTCTCTCTATTGACCGTAAGTCGGTGCTCGATAGAATCTTTACTGAGCTCACTAATAACGAGGGCTTGGTGTACTATCTCTCGACGTAATTCCGTCTGTGATTGCTGTTGTACCAAGTATCGCTGGTTAGCGTGCTTGGTGACGAGTAGGTCACCAGGGTCGATGTTTGGGTATGCAAGGCAAATGACACGTACTTTTGTTGTGTCGGTCCAACCTTGTGGCGACATCTGCGTATCTGAGTTTGGTGCGAGGAAACGTACCTTCATTTGCACGGGTGCCGCGAAACCGCCATCGAAACCCACGCCGTAGCAGCTCTCGCATTTACTGGCTGTGACCTTTTTAGTTAACAAATCGAAGCATTTCTTACAACGAATGCCCCAGTGCAAGCGTTTAAGCAGGTACGTAGGTACTCCGTTGAATTTAAGTGAAACGCCGAGGTCGCGCTGCATTTTACGGTGTAGCCGCGCTAACCTGGGTGGTAGATCTGTCCCTACGTCTGATACGGCAGTAGCTGTTTCACCGGTACTGGCAGTGGCAGATACGCGGTAATAAATGGTACGAACCAACGATAGGAAATTAACGTTTTCGCGAGTATCTCCGGTGCTAGCGGCGGGAGTATCTCTATACTGGTCAAAAAAGTAATAAGACACTACATGGTCACGAACAAGCTCAAACGGTCCTTCGGGACTTACAGAGCGTTCAATTTTAAATTCAATAGTTGCAGAGGGTGGGCTGCTGATATCCCATTGTACAAAGACGCCCGTATCTAGCGGTGAGCGATAAATCGGGGTCATATCCGTGATTTTGATTTGCATTATACGCCCGGACTTGACGCTACCGAGTTTGCGCTAGGGTCAAGCGTAGATGTATCCATAGGTAAATCATTAAAACGAAATGCTTTATTGATTTTATCGGTAGGCGCCATCGGATCACCCTCTACTTTGCGCAACCCAACAAGACTCCCACCCGGAAAGCCTAGATAATCACCAGGGGTTTGGTCGTTGAAAGACCCTGGCGATTTATCGATCAGCGTGGACCCGATATCGAAGCCAACCTTTTTAGGTCCGCCATTCACTGTCTTTAGGACTTTCTCCTTAAAATCCTCGAAAGGCATAGCGCTCATTTTTCTAAAGAATCGCGCGTCCGAGTAATGGTCGAGGAAACCTTGTTTAGCCGTCTCGGCATTTTTAAAGCCAAGCATGCATTTCTCTTCGTCGATCTGTTTGAAGTCTGGAGGTTTATTCGTAGTAACTACGTAGACCGTATCCGCGTCTTCGTTGGGACCTACAAAACAATCAACGTGATCGCCGTCTAGGCCTTCTGTCTTACGAATATACCCGTATGGATATTTCATCAATGTCTTGCCGTGGGTGTCGTTGTGTTTATCGTACCATTCGCGGTAGTTTCCTTTATCAGTCTCGATAGAAATATCGAGGCCTTGGAAAGTAGTACGCCCGTCGAGTTTTCTAGCTGATGTTTTCAAATAAGCCGACAGACCTGTCACGGCAGGAGATACGAGATATGTAGATTGGGGCTTCGTCAAAGTTTTGATGTATTGCGCTAATTCTTCTTCTGAAGCACCCGCTTGCTGTAGTAGTTTGTAGCCTTTGTAGTCCGCGACGCCTTCGCTTAACAAGGTAGGCGCAGCGAGGCCCAACGCGAGTACAAGAGACTTCAATGCGCGTTCGGTACCTTTGCTACCCATAAGAGGACCCGCTACTAAACCGATAAACGGTGCGATAGTATGTATACCGCGAGCTATTTGGCTTTGGGCAAGGCGACCCAGTGTGCTCTCATCGAATTGCGCGTGTCCAATTTCGTGGGCGAGAATGTGAATATTCGGATCATTATCGGAGATACCGATATGCATATTGTCACTATCGCCCTGATAATGTCCGTAGTATCCGCCGCCAGTCTCATTTGCATAAGCCGCCGAGTGTACAGGTACCGGGCTGAGCTTTTTTAAATCCTCAATCGTGACAGCGACCTTGCTCTGCCACGCGCCTGTCGGTATTTGGCGTGTTTCGTTCCAACCATCGATCTGACGCTGCTTTTCGTTCTGGTTAAACGCATTGCTTACTTGCGCTTTGGGATTGTCCAGCGTACGAAAATGCGCACGCCCCTCGTCCCCATTAGACGATGAAATACGCGAATACAACGCATCACCCATTTGCGGCTCAGTCGCAAACTTGTAACGCATCGGCATATTAACGTATTGCTGTAAGGTCATACACGGGGTGCAGTCGTGGTCATGTCAGGCATTTTGGGTGCCATGTTTACGGGATTAACGGGAGCACCGCCAGCGACGGTCGGTACAGTCGATATACGCGAACCAACAGCGCCCACTGCGTTAGGCTGTTGCGCATGCACATTTGTGCGCGAGTTTCTAAAGGCATTTTGCGCAACTGAGTGTTGCGGGCTTAAACCCGTAGGAGGTTTAATAGTTGTAGCGGGTGTAGGGCGCATACCCATGGTGGTATTACCACCGGGGCGACCACCAAGCCTCGGCACACCGAAAGCATTACCTCCGGGTTTTGGCGCCGCAATACGCATTGCCGCAGCGGCTAGTTTTGGACCGTAAGGTTGGGTCGAGGCAGCTTCAGGCGCGTAGCTCTGATCGTACTGTTCATTTGCGGTGAATGCGTTTCGCATTGCATCGCTTAAACGCTTATCACGATCTGGCAAATGTTGATTAGCGTCAGATCCGCCGATACCATAAGTGCCGATAGACGAACCGTAGCCAAGTTCAGAACCTGTCTTTGCCGGCGAAGGCATACCAATACCAGATTCATTTCCGGTAACAGAAGGTTCGTCGTCAATAGACTTCCAGAAATCCTGCTTCTTATTTTCGACGCCAAGGTCGAAGTTCCTAGATTGGCTTGGTGCGTATGCAATAGGTCCGACGTCAGACGTCATTCCTATTTTCATGAGCGCGCGTAAGCGGCCGAATTCATAGTAACGCATCGGTATCCTCAGGTGTGGTGGTAGCGACTAACGTTGACGTAGCCGGAGCTCAGATTACCGTACGCGCTCTCTAGGTTATTTTGAATCTTTACCTGTTGAACTAACTGTGACCATTCTGCATCGAGCACTTGCGCGAACTGAATGTACAACGGGTATTTATCATCAATGCCGATGGGCGCGACGTCGCCATCTTGGTAAGTAGCCTGATTACGCAGTTGCAAGAACGCACAGCTTTTAATAAGGTACGCAGCAACGCCCAAAAGCAGCACGTACTGCATATGTGGAGGCCATGACTGCGCCAGCAAATTGGTCTGTGGCGTAAACACGTTGTACCGGGACGTGACCATTTCGATACCTTGATTGATATCGTCGCTGGTGAATTCTACCGTGTCCAGCAAGATATTGTAATCAGGGCGATCGCGCATAAAGCGACGTACTTGATCTACCGTGAGTATTACTGGAGTACTTGGCGTGGCAACGATGGGCATACAACCTCACACGGTGATTTCGACAGTATCGGGTCCGTACTCATTAATCTTGTTGAGAACTATGGTGTAGGTCTCACCGGGTTCCACGAATACCGGCGTAAGCCACGTGCCTGTCGCTGTGGTGATTGTAGTCCCTACAGCTTTAGACAGATTACGGAGATCATAATCAATTTTCTTGTATACGCGTATCGACGCGCTAGCTACGGGGGTGCCGCCGGTAGTTACGTACTGCAGATTGTTGGTGCCGCCAGTATTTTCATTTAATGCTACGTAGTAAAAAGTCGGCACTTCTACAGGATCGTTACCTGCTTTGAAAGGCGTAGGGGCTTCATCAATGGCCGTATTCCCGTATCGGTCGAGAACGCGTATACGATAGTAACGGTAGATTATTTCTTGATCATCGTAGAAGAAATAGCCTGCGCTATTCCAATTGGTGCTTGGGATCTGGTGCAGCACTTGCGCACGTGTTGCGTAGGGGCCGTCCCGCCCTATATCGCTGTACAATATTTCGTAGGCGATGATATTCGGCGAGTTTGCTGGGAGCCATTTAATCTGCTGAGTGGCCATATAATGAAAAAAGCGCGCAACATCTAAGATGTGCGCGCCCCTCCGTCCTAAAGGTTAAAGTGCGTTAGCGGCGTCGGCGCTTGACTTCGAAACCCTTACCTTCATCAGTGTCTTTCGGAGAAGTATCTTCCACGGACACGGAGCTTGCATCTGCGTCAGGCAAAGATTCAGGTACGGCATCTGGCGTAGTTTCGACAACTGGCGCAATGGGTGTTTCCACTACTGCGATAGTTTCTTCGACTTTAACCGTCTCGGCAATTTCTACAGTAGGCGCGGCAGACACTGTGACTGCACCGGCTGCATCTACTTCGATAAGTAGAAGCTGTGCTAGATACGTTTGAATGATTTGATGATTAAAGACATCAGCATTCACACAACGTCTCTGTAGCGCACCTTTGAAAATCAAAGGCTGTCCGCCATAGTCCTTGAGTTGTGGAACCTCAAGAACACACGCACGGTTCATTTGTAGCCAGTGTAGTGTCATTTAGACTCAGGGAATGTCGACGCGGCACATCGCAGCCGTATTGCCGATGCCGATGCCGGGAGCCGCGTAGCTATGGAAGAAGATCATATCCGCTTCCTGCTTGATGAACAAGGTGGCATCCTGCAAGAGGAAGAAGTTTCCGAGGAAGTTCTCAGGTGCAAACATGAAGATCGAGTGCGTTCCGCCACCCTGCGCGGTGAGAATATCCGTTTTGATCGTGGTTACGACCGGAATTCCGTAGAGGCGCTCTTCTTTCTCGATGCCGTCGCGGTAATGCGCCGAGGCAATGTCATTGCCAACATCGGTTGCCGGCAAGTCGAGAGCTTCGTAGTAGGTGCTCTTGGTCATGAGCACCTTGCCGATGGGCAAGCGCCGACTCACGAGGTTCTGGAAACCACCCTTGAACGCACTGGAGTTGAAACCCGTTGCGGCAACAACCTGCGCGGGTGCCGCTGCAAGAATCGAATTGACGGTGCCCAGGAACTTGGTGTCTTCCTGATCTGCCATGTCCTTAACGGAGTTATCCGAAAGGATCTTTCGGATATCGTTCTGGTAGGTCATGAGCTCGAACTTGCTCTTGCGGAAGCGAGCCGACTCAGTCTTACCGAAGCGCACTGCGTAACGGGGGCCGCGGAAAAGCGTACGCGTGCCGGTACCGTAGAAGGGCACGAACGTCGCAACAGAGTCAGGCTCCTTCTCGACGATCTTCTTCGGCTGATCAGTATCCTCATCACGGTCGATCTCATCGTCCGCAAGGAGAATTGGCGGCAACACTTCGCGCACGAACGCCTCTTGGCGCATCTTGGTGCGGATGAAGGCAGAGCCTTCCTCTGTTGCCTCTTTAACGCGGCCCTGTTCCAGCTTGCGAACGAAGTTCGAGTTAATGAACTGTGCGGAGACCTTTTCTGTCTCTGTACGATATGATGCGTTAGCCATTTATTTGCTCCGTGTCCGTACTTAGCGGCCGAGGTTAAAGCTTAGAGGTCCATCTCAACAACAATGGTACCGTCAGTTGCCACGTTGTTGGCCAAGACCGTACCGATTTGGTGCGTCGTTGCCGTTGCGCCGTGGTCGCTCAACAGGCCGTTGCTGTACGTGACTTTCCCGTTGATGGGGAAAGACTGCGCGGTATTGAGCTTGTCGGTTTTCACCGTAAGCTTGCCGCGGAGACAAACGACCTTCTCAACGAAGATTGTCGACGTATCCACGCCGTTACCTTCAAGCACCACGTAAACAAGCGTGGGGTTGGCGGTACCTAACGTTACGTTGGCAGGAGACGAGGCGACGTTCACTTCGCCGCTCGTATTCATGCTGACGATGTAGCCGGGAAGGAGCGTGACGGGCACACCCATAACCTTGACCGGGGGAAGAGACTGGTCGATGCCTGCATCGCCGCCCGGTTCCCAACCGCGAAGAACGTCAAACTTATCATTGAGACTTGCCATCGAAATTCTCCTCAGCCTTTAGTCGTTTACGATCCAATCAAGGAAACGTTTCTCAGAATGATCGGCCGCTTCCTTGATGGTGCGCGGGGCCGGGTCACTATCCAAGTCTGCCGACCGCCCAAGGGCAACAGGAGACTCGTTATTATTTTTGGCAACCTTGAGTAAATGATCAAGGGCATTCGCATCTAGACCCGCTAATTTATTTCGCAGGTCATCCGGAATGCTCTCACCCGTAGACGCTTCATAGCGCTCGGCGAGCTTTGCAACACGCACATCGCGTTCGGCACGGACGTTCGCAGTCTTCTTGAGCTCGACCTCATCAATGTAGTCTGCAACCGCAAACAACATATCAGCGAGCTTAGCGCTACTCAGCTTTTTCACTTTGACCCTCCAGTGAGGTGCTTAAGGGCAGTTGCCGCATGGAGCATATTAGCGGCCTTTAGCATGCGAATTTGCTTAAAGCGCTTATCGTTGTCGCGAATATACGCTGCAATTTTTCGAATTTCGGAAGCAGTCTTGCCAGCAAAGCTAGGCGGGGCTTTCGATTCGCCCTTATCAGAGTCGGAATCGTCGTCATCTTCGTCAGAGTCTTTGGGCTTAGTAGGTACAGGCCCATCACCGTCGCCATCAGTGTCGCCGTCCGCGTCTCCATCATTATCTGGATCTTGCGGATTAATGCCTGGAGGCATCGCGCCCATTGACGGGTCACCGCCCATCGGAGCAGCTTGCATAGACGGGTCCATGTCCATGCCGGGGTCCATGCCCGCACCGTCATCGCCGGTAACGTCTTGTTCAGCAAGAAGTTGTTGCAGCAATTCAGGATTATTTTGGAGTTCTTCCAATAATTGCTGGACTTCTTGGTCTTGCATCAATGCCTCAAGATCGTCATCAGAGACATCATCTTGATCTGGCATTTGCTGCAAGTCTTCGGCGAATTTACGCAATTCGCGCGCTGCCGCAGAGGTTCTAACCTTCGGCGACTTCGCGGCAGCAGTCTTTGTCACGGATGCGGTTTTCACCGACGCCATGACTTGGTCTGCTAATTCGCCGATGTCTACGTACCGGCTCATTGTGCCGTACGCGCCTGTTGGATAATGGCGCTAGCCGTTTGCTGTCCGATGTAATGGACGTCGGCTGCAATCTTATGCACTTCTTTAAGCTGGTCGTTGTAGCCAGCTTCGTACTCTGCGGCGGCATTCTTCTCCATGTCTTGCACAGCCTGCGCGTACGCCGCTTGTGCTACTTTCTGGAGTTGGGCGGGGTCTGCACCGACCGCAGCTACTTTGATTTCGCCGAGCGCCGCATCGTATTGAGCGAAGCGTTCCATAAACCCGTCAGCCAGTGCTGCACCCAGGTGTTGCGCTTGCTTGATGAGTTGTGATTCCTCGGCTTGCTGCGCTTCAGCAGCCATTTTCTCCAGTGACGCCTTTGGCGTAGGAGCAGCTGCAGCAGTCTTTACCGAATTGGTCACAGCGCGGACAGTAGAGAGCATGCGCGCGGAGGCGTCGGGCTCAGGTGTACTCGGCGCGGACGCAGTCTTCTCCGTGATGCCGGCGTCAGCGGCAGACATACGGGATAAAATTCGCGCGAAAGCATTCTCTTCAGCCATTGGTTCCCTCACAGGGTTTCAGGTTTAATCTTAGTGGTGTATCTGGGCCAATACAAGCTTTATTCGGAGCGCCTTAATATCGAATCTCCGAGAGCTTGAGTCACTGTATCGAAGTCTAGTGTAGGCCCGAGGTAAGGGCTCAGCTCATCCTGCACTTCAGCACGCTTTAGCTGCTGCATAAAGCTCGAAATATACGCGGCGTTTAACTTCGTAGGACGTTCACTAGCACGCTTTACTACGTATGCGAACGCGGTATTTGCGGCAGAACCCATCTTCTGTACAGGAGCCATCTCGGTCCAACCTGAAATAGTCTCACCTTGATCTGTTACAATTTTAGGTCCGGCGATTGGTGTTGGACCTGTAAGCTTTTTAGCTCCGAGTAAACCCAGACCTGCTCCGACAGCTCCCGTAGCAAGACGCATAGGTCTCGGCACTCGCGAACTGTTACGTGTAGCGTATGCTGCACCGCCCAAGAGAGCACCGCTGCCTAGCAATGCGCCGCTTGTAAGCGCTTTGTCCTTGAGCCCGCGATTGATTAACTGGTCATGCGTCTTTTGGACAGTGCCGTAGTTTGTGCTGTACTGTCCGCCGGTATTTGGGTCAGTCCAAGATAATGTATCGGTCAACGGGCGTTCAGAGTGGAACGTCGCATGTCCGGGCATTTGCCGTTGTAGATAATCCGTAGTTGGCGACGTGGCAAAGCCGAGTTTAGTGTATAAATCGGCATTGAATATAGGCGCGTCTAACCCAGCTTCTTTGACTATGGTGTCGTAGAAACGCGGGTAGCGCTGAAACATCTCGTATATAAGGCCGAGATGGTCATTCGCCGATTTCAATACTTTATCAGGGACGCCTGTTTTCGTCTCAGGCGCCAACTTGCTGATAAAATACTGCATGATCTCTTTAATACCCAACGGAAAGTCTAGCGGGTCTGCAGTACCAGCTACTTCCGATGGTTTGTAATTGATCATGATGCTTACAGACGCGGTGTCCGTAGGCTTATCTGAATCACGCTGTTTGGTCTTTAGATATTTCTCTACAAGCGAAGCGTCGTTTTTGTCTAAATTAGACACGGACAACGCAGGTTCACCCTGCAATATCTTTTCAATATCCGCAGCCTTACCGAGGTCTGCAGCTTTTTGCTGGAGATCAGTAACCAATTCGCCAAGCGCGTAGCCGCCGAGCTTGAGTTCGTAAGGGTGCTCTTTAGCAACCTTTTTCATCATGTAGCCGGTACGGTCAGCAGGGCGGAGAACCCACGAACTGTCAAAGAAATCACAGCTAGGATTAAGGGCAGAATTTACTACACCTGAATGCGGGTCTATTTTAGACATCGCATATTTTAGATGTTCGCAATAACTTGCCCTGGTTTTGGCGCGATTACCGCAGTTATTGCAGACGTCGTAGGGAATGCGAGTTCCCATCGACTTCGCGCCGTATTCTCCGTTGGCAATCTTCTCTAACAAGTGCGGCGCTTTTGAATTGTCGAAATCTTCTACTAATTCAACGCGGTGCATTATGGGATTCCAAAATGCCTTCTTAACCCTACCGATAGCCTTCGCGGGATCACTGTTTACGTGATGCTCAAACACGTGAGCTTTTTCATAACTCTTGTAATGTTTGGTAAGCACCTCGTCCGGTTCAATCTTACCTTTTACAGGCTTAGATGGAAAACCGTCACCGTTACGGTTTGCGCCGTAGGTCTCGTTGTCTCCAAGACCGATTACAAGTACAATAGTCTTACCCGGCTCGGGGGCTACATTTTTAATGTAATCCAGCGCGGGACTGTGCGTACTAGCAATTTTATGTAGTGACGTTGCTTCCTTTAATAATCGTCCATTACGACCCCACGAAGACACCAATTGTACTGTTGGTTCTCCGGTGGCAAAGTTGTCGTCTAGAAGGATTATCTTGGAAGACATCACGGCCCTGTAGGCAGCCGGCCCATGGCCGGTAATTCAGGAATAGTGCTAGGGCTAAACGTATTTACTGCTTCGTCAACACCGCTAAACATGCCAGGACGCCCACGGTTCATGGCACCGCCGAGTTGACGCCCTGCCATGTTTTGGTCGGGCAGCTGCATTTGCTTGAGCAGTCCTAGAAGTGCTTGGGTTCGCGCCGGATTAGGCTTTGCAGCGGTAGGCATCGGCAGAATACTTGCCTGCTTATGCGGAGCCATCGCACCTAAGCCCTCGGCAATTTTCTTAAACTTGTAGTGGGTAGACAGCAGTTGCCGTCCCAGAGACTGGCTCGCGGTCTTAACGTCTAGAACAGGCAAACCGTACATGGTTGCAGTTGCCCTGTGTAGACCTGCAATTTTAACCTTGTCCATAACGTGGATAAGACGCCGATTAATCGGCAAATCCGCAGTGGCGAGTTTTTGCATTAGTGCGTCGTAATTCATGGTCAACCCATTCCGCCAGCGCGAGATACAGACTGTTCCGCGTCAGCTAGTGTTTTTAGCGTGGCGTAACTCGGACCTGCGCCGTACAGAGCAGACTCACGCAGGAAGGCGCGGGTGGCATTCGGGTCTGCTGCTAGATGCGGCGCGAAACGCTTCATTGTCTGGTAGCTGGAGTTAACAAGCTCAGGGTCGGCTTTAGCAAGTATTGGATCTTCACCTAGAGATGAAAATACTTGATCATGCATAGGCGCCAAGCCCTTAAGAGCATTCGTACGGAACTTCTGTTCGCCAGACAATTGACCCATTTGCTTGCGTTCGGCTTCGAGGCGGTCGGACGTCTGGTCGAAGCTGTCTAAAGCTTTACCAACACCCCATGCACCGGCACCAAGTGCGCCGGCACTCGCCACGTTTTTAGCAACGTCAGGCAGAATATTAGACCACGGGCTAGGGGCCGCATTAGCGGCAGCCCCTAGCGCGCTAGCTTGCTTGAACAACGTTCTTGGAATTAGCTTGAATGCGGCGCGCTTGGTGGGCGACGCTGCAATCTTTGCGACAGTCTCGTCAAATCGGCTCATGACAGCGCCTCCAGCTTGGCGATACCTGCAACAATCGTTGCAACCTTCTCAGACTGCGCAACAGCATCAGCCAGCAGTGAGTATTCGAAAGCCCTGTCGTCTACAAAACCGGCAGTCTTTTGCAGGGTTTCAAAATTGTAAGTCATAGCAGGCATGCGCATGCTGCGACGCAATTCGGTCAACAGCGGCGCTACACGTTCACCATGCAGCGCAGCAGCGTTCTTCTCGAATGTAGAAAAAGGTACGTCTTGGTAAATACGCGCAAAGCGACGCTTGAGCGTCTGAAGCGTATCTCCGTAGACCATTTCACTTGCCATTTTTTCATGGCGGAGATGGTCGAGGGTTTTGCGCACTGTACGCCGATCTACTTCGCGATGACGCTCGCTCGCCGTTTTAATAGGTTCAAAAGAATCGTTTATATGCTTGCGCATCGCTAACAACGCATGATTGTCGTGGTTAGGAAACTGAGATTTAGCTAAATCCAAACTCCGCGTATACTTATTGTCAGGAGCGTTAGCTAGATCATTATGGCGGTGCATAAACATGAGATCATCATCTGAGACCTGCTTCTTACCCATCAGGCTGAAGTTACGATCGTCATCATCGTAGTAGCCTTTATGTGCATCAAAGGCATCTAGTGCAGCTTGTTTTATCGAAGTCTCTTCGCGAAGAGAACGATACTCTGAGAAATAAGCTACGGCGTTAGCAGGCTCCGACACTGCCGCTTCTTTGATATTGTCGGCAAACACTTGATCTGCATCCGCGACATCGAATTCAACAATACGATCTGAAGCGGTTTTGTCTTTCGACTGGAATAACTTATTGAACGTCGTATTGTTGGAGCTCTCACAGAGTCTACGGACTTGCTCTTGCGACATATCCATAGACGACGCCAGCTTGCGAATGCTGTCGTTCAGCGGTATTTTCTGTTGGACTAGATCGTCAGAAATGGCCTCAGCCATTTTCTTGTAATCATTTTCAGTAATATGTGCCATCAGTGCACCACCTTATCCGCGCCGAGGTCATCGACAGTACGGTTACCGCGCGTCTCTTCAAACTTGATGTGAAGACTCTCGGCGTCTTCATCACGCAGGTTGTCGTTGCCGAGGATAGCTCGGGCACACTCCAGCGATATTTTAGCGTACTTTGCAGCCTCGCGCGCTAGCTTGCCTGTAATAAGCTGACCGCGATGTTCCATCGATCTGAAGTACGCATCAGTCATGATTGTCTTCACGACATCTTGCGCAGGGACTTCGCCTTTATTACGGCAGAATTGCCACTGCAAGGCGCCTAGTCCTTGGTGGTAAGCAATTCGGTAGTACGCTTTGTACGGGTGGTCTTCAGGTATTTCCTGCATGAACACGATGAGCTCAAGCTCTGTGCGAAACACACCTGTATCGAAGAAAATATGCCTGTAGAAGCTCACTTCTTCGGGTGGCATGGACAGCGCTTCCGCCACTGCGAAGTCATTCTTGGATGCAATCAAAAATGACTCAAGAATGCTGCGGATAGAATCCGTCCTAAATACTAGGATCGGGTAATTAACTATCTCGTCTATGCTATGGCTCGACGACCATGGCCGCAATGGACAGAGTTTATTCAAAGCTTCTGCGCCATGAAACGCTACGTACAGAGACCGCTCACTGTCGGTGTCTGGTACGCAGCGCTTCTGCGCAAAGGCTTCGTATCGGTGACGCGGGTTAGGCGATCGCATTCGTGTCTAACATTGTTGAATTGTGCGTCATCGACAGCACAAGTTTACCTAGACCTTGGAACGTATCACGCATTTGCGTCTCTAACTCGATATATGTAGTCTCACCCAGTTGTTCTTTGATCTGGGATTCCTGCATATAGAGCGTGAGCAGCGTACGTCCCAAGTCGTCAATACTTGACTCAAGGTTCGAAGCGTACTGCGACGTCAAGCCCTTTAACGTGCCGTTGCGCGCGAGCGAAGCGATTGTACCCGCGTCAAACGCGCCAGTTTCGTGCATATCCCCTGCATTCTCTAGAAACGCAGGGTTAATCTGCGAAGCAATCTCTTCAGACGACGGTTGCTCCGTGCGCATAATGGGATATTGCGGCTCTTGTTGCGCATTGGGATCTGCGTTTGGGTCCATACCCATTGCTGGATCCATGCCTTCAGGCATCCCTTGCATGCCAGGGTCGCTGCCCATTTGCGAAGGGTCTTGCTGCATACCGGGGTCTTGCGGCATGGCCGGCGCAGGCATTCCATCTTGCGCGGGGTCAGCCGGTTGCCCCGTCTCAATTTCTTGCGCACGCTGTTGAACAGTAGTCAGCACGTCAAGCTGTGCTTGCAGAGCAGTCATCTGTTCTTGCAGGCTCTGCATTGATTCCGAAAAAGCCTGGTCAACTGCCGAGGGTTGTGATGCTGCTGGCGCAGCAGGAGCCTGCTGCATAGCAGGGGGCATGCCGGGTGGCGCAGCTTGCGGGGCAGGTGCAGCAGGTACCGGTTGCTGCATAGCCGGTGGACCGCCCATCGGGGTTTGCGGCGCTGCTTCGCCTTGTGCAATTTTAATGCGGTATTTGAGACTTTGATACGTAGAGGGCGTTACGATATACGAACGACATACGCCCGTATGCGACGCAATTTTCAACATTGCTTCGGCAGCAGACGCGTGTACTTTGTAGCGTGAAGCAATCTTAAAGATAGCTTCCTTTTTCGTATCAGTACGGTCGCCGTCTACGGAATACATGCTCTCGCCAGCATCGCGAACAACAGCCTCGTGGACGCCCATCGAGCCCAACGCGTCGAGTACGATATGGCTCAACGCGTCCGCTGTTCGCAGGAAATCCTCAGCAGGCTTATCGTCCTTTAGACTGACCCACTTCCAGCTAGCCGGAATAACCACGAGATTCTGGTCGCGCAATTTCATCGGGCGATTACCCGGAGAGCGCGGGTCCATCACGAAGGCTTTGGCTCCCCAACCTCCTTCATTACTGATCTTGCCGCGCACCACACCGTCAGTGCCTACGGAGAGCTCAGTAATTTCTACAGGCTTGGTGCCGTGATACTGCGCGCCGCGCTTAGAGATAAACGCGCCGGTACCCTTAGAAGGCTTGGCAGTTCCCTCTGTGAGTACAGCTTTGTACACGCCTGAACCCTTTAGGAAGTTCTCGGATACCTGTTCGCCCATGAGCTGGTTTGTCATCACGTAATTGCCGTCTTCGAGAATGGCAAGACGGCTATATTTGTGCGAGCGTTCGATATCGCGTCCGTTACAGTCAAAACCGTACAAGCTCTCAGGCTCTTTGTTGTACGTGGTCTTGGGGACCTTGTTTTGTAGGCGCTTAACGCGACTGTCTTCCTTGGGAAAAGTAAAGCGATCTTCGCTTAGAAGATCAAACGGCTCAGTAATTACCAATGCGCCTGTAGGAGCGCCCTTGGTTGTGTAGAGCCTGTAAGGTCCCGAAGACAGCGTGTCTTGGAAATGCTGGTACTTTTGTACTTGCACAGCCAAGTTGAGCGAAGGACGTGTATCTTTAAAGTAATAACCCCGCATCAGAACGCCGTTAAACGCTTCAGGTGCAGCTTCACCGAAAAGGTCGGTGTATTCTTTCGCGCGCGTCGCTTTATCCGCGATATACAGCGCACCGCCCGTATGCGAAACACCGGCAGTCTTGTGCGTCAGCGCTTTGATAAGCTGCTGTTCGCCGTAGAGCTCTGCAGCCTTTTTTAGTAGGCGTGGATTCGCGTCCAGTACTTTCGCGAATCCTTCTTTGACCTGATTAGGCGCCTTTTCTAGAAATTCAACGAGCTTAGGCGCATACGCCTTAGACTTCTGCGCATGCTTGAGCATTGAGGTAATGCCGTCCTCGTACGACGCATATCGCGACATCGCAGACATAGGGTTGGCGAGCGCTGAAAGCGCGCTGCCCACAAAACCGGGCTGCTGTTGGCCTGTGTAAGGGTCGACTTCCTTTTCCCGAGTATTCATAATTCCGCCAAGAGCCGCGCCTGTGTAGCGTCCGGCGGCCTGCCCGAGTCCGGGGGATATATTACCGCCTGATTGGATAGCTCCTTGGCGGCCAATTATCGCGCCGATAGGTCCGGCCAATGCGCCGCCTAACCCACCGCGAGCCGCAACGCCTGGAGCATCGCGCCAGTCTTCCCAGTCAGCGGTCATGAGACCTGAGCCGGCACCCGTCAGTCCGCCACGCACGGCGTTCGACACACCCTCATCGACCATTTGTCCAAGAGTGCGCACCGTTTCTGGATTGATGTTCGGCATGTTAAGCGATGCCGTAGTTGTCATGCCTTGCGGTTGTGCCGATGCAGCTGCAGGCGCTTGCGGCGCCCTTCCCTGTTGCGGCATTTGTTGCTGCTGCGCGCCGGCAGGAGCCATACCCTGTTGAGCTGCAGCGGTTGCTGCGTTAGGGTCTTGCATCATTTCCCACGTCTTAGTGTGGGATTTGTACATCTTGGCTAGTGTCTCTACGTCAAGCGCGTTGTTGTCAAGCGCCTGTCCCGGAGACATTTGTTGCGTGCGCTGAAACTGCTCAACGAACGTCGCCCAGATCTCAGGATTAAATTCGGAAGGCTGGCCCGGAACCCCTGCGCCGGTACCTGGGAAAGGTCCGATAGCAATCTTGGTGAGTTTGCGGCCCAGCGGTTCTGTCGAAGACGCTTCGAGCCAGTTGCGCGGAGACACCGCGCTGGCGTAGCTGTAGCGACCGGTAGTCGGGGGCACCATCAGGTTGCGAATATCTACGTCAGTCGCGACCGTGTCGGGCAACTTCGCGCCGTCGCCCATTGACGAAATAGTACTTTTATTTACTTCCTCTAACCAATCGTTGTTGAGCGGAAGGAAAATATCTTGATCCTTCACGTACATCAAATCGAAAGGTTTGAGCTCATTTTCAGAGAGAACAACAGGTACGTAAATATAACTGCCTTCTTGCTCGATAATAAACGCGCCTACGCCCGTACCCATCTCCGTGTCGGAATCGAGCATCTTGAACGTAACAATCTCAGGAACAAGATCCGGGAATTTACCAGAGAAAGCCTGATAGGCCATCTGACCAAACTTATCCTCAAAGATTTGTTTCTCGTCCTCGGCAGACGGCATAGCTTGCTGCGAGTTGATCGCAGGTGAAAATAAGGCGTTTTTTCGGTATGCCATTGTCTACCTGGGGTTTATAATCTTTGGTGGCCGTATCGTAGCAGTCTGCATCGGCTTTCGTGCAGGTAGTTCTACGCTACTAGGGCTTTCGGCATTAAACGGGGAAAAGCCCGGAACTCCCATAGCTTGTCCAAGTTTTTCTTGGATAAGTAGAAGTCCGAGCTTTAGTGCGGCCGTAGAGACCATGGTTGATTACGCGTTCAGGTTCTGGAGACGTGTGCGCAGTACAGATAGCGATCCCATCTTGGATTCCGAGGACTCTTCTTTCTTCTGCATGAAAGCAGGAAGTGAAGGGCCTTTATCGTTTGCCTTGCCATCCCGCTTTGCGTTCTCTGAAGTAGCGCACTCAGCTTCGGCGGTCTTACGGAAGTGATCGCGGATTGAAGCAGCCGCTTCCTTCTTTGAACCCATCGAAGAGTAAAGCGTTTCCAGATACTCCGCACGCTCTGGGACATCGAGACCCATCATAGCGCGCACGTGCGCAACCTTCTGTGTCTCAGGCATGCGCTCGGGAAGATACGGCACGACCTGCTCGGCCGTCTGCGTGAATACTCGATCAAAAGCATTTTTGGTCTGCTCGGTGATCGAATTACTACCACCGTCCGTGGCGCCCGGCATAAGCGGATGCGGCATTTCGCGACCGACAACTGCGCCAGACGGAATAGTCATTTCTGTGTTTCCGACACCGCGCTCGCCCATGCTGGCGTACCCTTCGGGACGGCGATTGAGCTCTTGTGCTGCTTCAGCGTTGTCAGCAGCAGCCGATGGCAAGTCGTTCGGATTACCGCCACCTGTGATTAGCGAGCCCGTATCTGCTGCTTGCTTTCGCGAAACACGACGAACGATATCTGTAAACGAACCAGACTTTGCGGTCTGCTCAGTTACGGAATTTGAACCGCCATCGGTTGCTCCCGGTGCGACAGGGGAGCGTTGTTCGGTACCGACAGTGCCTTCGCCTTTGCCTTCCCAGTTACCGACGCCGCGTTCACCGAGATTCGCGTAGTTCTCGGGGCGGCGCTGCGCTTCAAGCGCAGCTTCAGCGTTGTCTGCGGCTGCACCGGGCATGTCATTCGGATCGCCGCCACCTTGATAAAGCGAACCGGTCTCAGCTGCGGATTTCTCCATGAGCGACCAAGCGTCACCTTGCGCGACTGCGACGGGGGTAGCGTCTTGAGCCGTTTTAGTAACGGACGGGCTATACTGATTTCCCGCTTGCTCGCACTGATATTCAGCCGCTTTGACGAGATTTTCGCAGAGAAAACCCGCGACCTTCATGTCGAGTTGGTCGCCATTCAGGTAAGGGTCAGGCATTCCCGACTTATCAGCGATGTAATCCGCTGAAGCATCCGCCGCTTCCTTCGACGGGTAGACCACGACACCTTCGCGGATTAATTGCGCGTTCAGGCCCCGGACGAAGGCGCGCTTGAAAAGCGGTGAAATCGACATATGTACCCTGCTCCTATAGCGGTAATGCGTTTAATATAGTGCGGTTGATTCTGCGGCCCAAGGCTTTAGTTCGGATTAGTACTGGCCATCTTGGCCTTCACCGAATTCAGAACTAAAGATGATGCCCGGTACGGGGCTGAGACTGTGAATGTCTGCGGTTTGCCCCTTCTGGGCCGCATCCAATATAGACTGTTTCAAGTAACGGTGCCCCAAACGTACAAGCCAGTCGGGGTTTAGTAAAGGATTTCTCGTAGCGGGTTGCAGGATTGGCGAAACAATCGGGGCTTTAAAACCTGTCTGGATCTTTGAGTAGCCCGCTTCCTTTAGTTCGTCGATCATAGGCTGCGAGATACGCGTGCCGATGAGATGGTGCAGCGCCCCCTCTGCGAGATACTTGCCCTCAGAGGAATCGATAGGTGTGTGCACAGATTTACTGCCGGCTATGTTACGCAACTTGTTGTATTCAATTACATCACCGCGTACTAAACCGTGTTCTGCGGAGTCCTCGTCATCTACGTCCTCTATGCGCACGTGATTGAGCGTAGATTTAGCGAGTACTTCAAAGTGACGGCGATCTACGTGCACGCCACTGCCTTGGTAAATATCGCTTAATTTATTTACGATGTAGTTACGTCCAGCACCGAGCCCCTTGTGCTCTACGACTTCACCAGGCTTCGGCACACCCTCGGATAGTGCATCGCCTGCATGCACTTTATCTCCAACTTTGACGATGGGTTTGAGCCCGGACATTACGTAAACGCGATCAGTATTTACAGTAACAAAGTAACCGCCCTGAGGAGCCGTTACGATTTCTTTTACGGTGCCAGTAACCGGTGCGAGAGTCGCCTTGTTTTTGAAAGACGCAGGTGATTCGATAATCATGCGGAAACCTTCGAGGCCTCCGATATCTAGCGGGTTAGAGCCTGACATGCGTACGCCGTGCTTTGCGTTGAGCGCAAGCTGCGTGAGGGGCTCGCCTAGTGCCTGGCTAGCACGAATACCTACGTTCTCACCGACAGGATTGAGCTTGCCTGAAGTATTTAAACCCATGCATTTCTGACAAACGCCGCGAGCTGCTTCGCATGTCATAGGTGAACGGACGATGATGTACTCTATCTTTGCCTTTTGAAGCAATGATACGATACGAGGGGCAATCAGCGTGTTTCGTGTAAATTCTCCAACGGCAACAGCTAGGAACCGATCTATAATGGCAGAGTTAGCGACTGCCATACGTAGACCATTTTTGGTCCCACAGTCAGGCATAGTAATAACTTGATCGTTCGTATTATTGACGAGAATTTTCGAGAGATCGCCAGGTTCGCTAACTTCAATGGTCCCCTTAGCTGCGGCCATGCGCGCTTCTTTGTTATTCGCCCACCACTCTGAAGGACGCAAGCCTTCTGAGTAACTGTGCGTAGTCAGCCATGCTTGAACATTATCATGCTCGTCGTTACTTGCAGCAGGAGCGCCAACCGCGCGCATTAATTGGAGTGGACTTCCACGAGACCCCGACCGTGCCATCTCGCCCATGGTTCCTGGGTGGTTCATGGCGTATGCAAGCAACTTATCCTGCGTGTCCCGGATAATTACGTGCTTTTGTGCGTCGGTCGTACTTGCTTTGATTTTAGCTAATGCGGGTCGCGTAATTGCATTGCGTTCTTTGTACAGCGGTGCAATGTCGTCGAGGCCTACAGAGATACCCATGCTCGTAGAAAAATCATCTCCGAGTTTCTTCACTTTGGTGATGGTTTTTACGTACTGAACGGGGTCATCTTTAGCGAGCCTCAGCATATTCTGAAACAGGTCTTTTTTTGTGTAAATGCCCTTAGGACGATATTCGCTGGGAATAGCGCCATCCAACAAATAATGTCCTAGGGTTTTTGGCATTTAAACGCCCCCGGCGCGCGGCAAGCCCATCTGGTAATTACGAGTTCCCGCATCGCCTGATTCCAGCGAATTCTGGCCGCTCCACGCGGGAGTCTTGTCGACGTTCTTCGCAATGGCCGGAGGGTTTGCCGCACCATTCGGATTTTCACTATCTACATCTGTTTGATCTTGCTCTGCGAATTCAGCGAAAGTATCCGCAGACATGCCTAGTTTTATTAGAGCCTGTCGGGCGCCATACGTGTAATAAGTATTCGGCATTAGGGCTTATCCTTTCCCGTATATACCCGGTCTAAGTTGAGGCGAGCGTCTACGAGCACGCCTATGTAATCGCGGCTCTTCTCTGCTATTTTATTTTCCCTCAGCGTTCGTATTACAAAATCAACCGCAATAGCGTGTTTATCTGCGCTCGTTATTGGCGGTTGTTTTAGTTTTAACGCCTTGCGACTTTGTTCCTGTGCATAGGCGATACCTTTCATAATAGCGTCGTCGAGCAACGTAGTATGTTGCTCTGTTACTGTCACACCCGTACGCTTTGCAAATTCTCGTGTGAACTTATGTGCGAGCATAATAGCTATAGGTGTAATAATAATGACTAGCGTCTGTAGGATAAAGTCTAGGATCATTTTTGTAGATGTCGTATCCATAAATTAATCCTTTAGTTAGTCTTGTAACGTGTAATCATCGGAAACCAAACCGCCCGCGGGTAGTCCATTCATAGCTTGAATTTTCAAATCTTTTTGACGCTGCAACTCACGCCGACGAGCCATAAATGCCGGCAAATCTTCAGGGTCTAACGCATCCAAAAAGCCGAGTTTATGTAGAGCAGCGCGCTTACCTGCGGTATAACTAAACACTGTGCAACTCCTCAATTTCCACGGGTGTGGTCATTTTGATGTCACCGCGTTGATACGCTTGCATTGCTTCGGCTTTAGTTTTGAATTTGTGTACGGCACCGGCGTCGACTTTGGTCGCAAGATACGCACCTAAAATAGCCTCATGCTTAGGAAATACCATGAGATCTGCTGCATGCTTATCGCCAAATAGTAGTTTGGACATTGTGAGATTCTGAGCTTCTTGAACAGCCGCCGCAGTTACCGGGACGTGCAGCTGCATAGCATCTCCATCGTAGTCCAAGTTTTGTCCCGTCTCCATAAAGGGATTTACACGCAGCGACTTGCCTTGAACAGGCACGGGGTAGGCTGCGACAATATTGTGTCTGTGCAGAGACGGTGCACGATTTACAAACATCGGCCGGTAAGTAATTTCATGGTTTAGTACTGAGTTAGCTGCGGGGTGTCGGTCTTCGACCATTTTTTTGGCGTCAAGCGGCCTGTAGCCTTGTCCGATAAGCCCGCGCATTATGAACTTATCATACGTAGTCCAAAGCATGTCTTCTGGTACACCGATTTGGTCTATGTCTAGCGTATTATCCGGCGTGGCTGTGGCGCGTCCTGTAAGGTCTTGCTGGCGTCGTAATACCTTCTTGTGCAGGAATCCCGTTTTCGGTGAGCCAGATCCCGTGATCTGTTCGATAAAGCCCTTTATTTCGCGATTAGCGCGGCCGGGCGTCGTAGCTTTTTGCGTACCGAAAAGAGAGCCTACAGCGTCATGCAGATATTTACGCGAGTCCGAGATGACACCCGGCATCTCAGTTTCTTTGCTGTTGTGTAGCGCGGCACTGGCAAGACCGACGTCACGGTAAAGGTAATTGATGTCTGATATCTGCAAGTCATTACCGCGACTGGACTGCACAATAGGACGCATCATCGGAGGGATAACCGGTATTTTAGAGATAACGTACGCGTCTCCGGCCTTGGAGAAACCGTTCTTTTTAAGCCCTTCGATATATTTGAGCTTCTTTACAACACCATCTAGATCCGACCCGCGCTTAGTGCGCGTTTGTTCGCGTAGCTCTACCGCAAGCTGGTCGAGATCTAATTTATTCAATTGCTTGCGTATCCCTGCACCACCGGAAGTACCGATTTCGTCCTTGAGTTGCTTCTTAGACATATTCAACAGACGCCGTACCGCGTCTTCAAATACCGGATTTACAATTGGTTCAGTCAAGTCGATATGCGACCACTTTTTGCCGCTCATACCGCCGGTCAAATTGGGGTCGAATAAACCCCCAGTCTCTGGAGCTAGGTTCTTGGCATTAACCATGAACGATTTAGACTTATCCAGGCTGGGCGTACTGAGCGCACCCGTAGATAAATTTGAGGTAGCACGATCCGTCAACGGACCAAGACTTACGTGCGCCCCCTCCTTATTAACATTGATGCCCGCACCTTGAAGCATCGCCATAAATTTCTCTGTGACGAATGGCGTTTTAGGCGGCGGAGCCGGTAGGCCAAATTCATACGCACGCCAGAAATCATCGCTTTTCTCACTTTTCAAGGTCAATGCTTCTTTCAAAACATTGCGCGCGTTATGTGCGAGAAGTGCGTTAACTTCCATTCTGCCCAGACCTTTGGCGCCTTCATCGCCGCCTTTGGTAGGCTGCAAGTTGACGTCGTAGCCGGATACACCGCGGGCTGAGTAATTGGTCTCAGTTGACTTAAATAGTTTATGGATAAACGAACGCCCCACAAAGACGTTCGGAATGTCTTTGCCAGAAACAGGGTCGTGGACTGTTTCTTTGTCCTTAACGCCGTGCTCTTTCATGAGGCGTTTAGCAAATTCAACATTGTTCTCATTTTGAAACTGCGGGACGACAATAGGCTTGCCGATCTTCTCCGCAACTTTGCCGAGGGCCGCTTCAACAACTTGGCCGGGATTAATGCGGCTGACGATACCTGCTGACGTGAACAGCACGTCGATAGGTTTTTTATTTTCGTCCTGTATCATTCGGTTGTCTGGAATGATTTCAGAAACCACGCCTTTGCCGCCAAACCGATTCGATAGCTTGTCGCCGATCTTCATCGGTTCTTGCGTTCGAATCGTGACCATGACTTGACGCGTGGCGTTCGTAACGTCTTGCACGGTGGCGGGTACGAGCTTGTCCCATGTAATCGTAACGTCTCGATATGGCTTGAGCAGCGATTTGTGAAATAGGCCGAGCATGGCTTGCTCTGGCGTGGGCGCTGCTTTGCGTAAGCCTAAGATGAGCGGATCCCCCTTGTTAAAGGTAGCGCCCTTTTTAGCTACGCCATTTTCATCTAGCTTATTGAGCTGCTCCGCGCTGAAACGCACACCGTAATACGCAACGTATTTGGGCTTATTTATAATAATATCCGGGCCCTTTTGCAGGACCTCTTTGTACATATGTTCGGAAGTCAGCTTGTGCGAGGCGCCTTCACTTATAACGACCGCGTCGTTTGAGTTCTTGCCGTAGTACGCCATGTACGCAATAGACAGATTTTTAACCAGCGCGGTCTCGCCACCTTTGGTAAAGTTGGACTCGCCGAGTAGCTGGTCCTGCTTTACCTTGTCGCCGACTTTGACGTTCAAAGTGTCATGCAAGTAGGTCTTCGCTGTTAGCGGGAAGTATGTATTGTACGGAACCTTGATTAACGCAGGTTCAGCCGCCGCAGTCTTTGCGTGAGGACGAATGTAAATGTAATCGTCATCTATCTTTTCGATAGTGCCGTCAACCGACGACGACGGGGCAATTACACGCGCAATAGTGCGCTCCATGCTCTCACCCTCAGGTCCGCCACCTGCTTGTACTAGAGGTGCTTCACGGTGTACGAGCGGCAAAGCTTGTGCCTGGAATTTAGATCCCATGATCGCGCGATTGCCCTGCATGCCGTCGAGGAAAGGCACGAGTGCCGTAGCCGGGCTGAACATATGCGTCAGATTCGGCATGACGTAATCTACGTCTTTTTTAGCAATTGAACGCGTGTGGTCGCCTTGTAATACGTCCCAGTGCGTGCGGTGATCTTGCCCTGGAAATGCAACGTTGCTTTTAGCAAGGTCCATAACGGATACGTCTTCGAGACGCCCGTTACGTGTGTTATGCATGCGCGCGTAGAGATTGCCTTCAGAATCTTTGTGTGCTGTTAACGCGCTATGAATATCAATGCCTGTTTTAGGACCGTCAGGCGTATGTACGGGGTCGATGACGCCGAAATGTGAATTATGGACTTTACGTGATTCGAAAGGAATTGCTCGATCACTGCTAATCCCGCCTTCGCCAAGGGATGTTATTTTACTGGCGTAATCTAGGATCTCTACCGGGTTGATTTGCGTTGGCTGAGACGACAACGCGGCACCCGTCAAGAAACTATTTATTGATTTTGTGAATACCGAATTAGGCACCATGGACTTAATGTCTGAGCCCGATTGGTTTAGCCGGCCTGCTATTTTCTTTGCAACAGTACGACGTGCCTCTACGTCGAGACGCTCTTTGAAAAAGTCGTCTGTAGAGTGCAGCGTCTTGAATTCCAAGCTGTCACGGTCATCGGTTTTAGCAGTGCCCTTGTGTACATCGATCAGTTTCTTGCTGGCCACTAGCAACGCCTGCGCGTCAGCCCGGCCTAGGGGCATACCTAGCGTACGGCTATTTACGGCAGAATCCATCGTAGTACTGTGGAAGTAATCGCGAACGAATGCGCGCTTACCTTCAAGCGACGTGGGAGCAACCTGGTTTGGCCGTCTTATCTTGCTGACGATCTTGTTGAGAATAACGTCTTCTTTTTTGGCGGATACGTTAGAATTCGCAGCGGTGAGCTCGTCACCCCAGTACTGTTTGATTTCAGTATCTGATGTACCTAGGATTTTCAGAATAGCGTACAGCGGAAGCTTCGAGGTCTTCGCAGTACCGCCTACTTCCATATTTAATCGGCCAGTCGAAGGCTCCATCGCTAACCGGAAATTCGAGCCTTTGCTCAAATTGAACGCGGCTTCGAACTCACCGTTGTTACGCTCGCGTGTATAAACGCCCGACTTCAGCCGTAACTGGTTCGGGACGTTATACTCGTTGCCGCCCACGACGAACGTGTAACGACGGGTAAAGTACGGCAGGTGAACGAGGATGCGCTTCTGCTCGTCAGTGAGCTGCCCCGTAGCGTTGTCCCGTAGTTTAATCGTGCCGCTAATAGCTTCGTTCAGCGTTCGGCCGCTCATGAGAGCGTCTTTCTGATCACTGTTCGAGAAGTCCTTGCGGCTCACGTCTAGTCCGTGAAGTTCCAGCGTTGACTTCTTGCCGATGATGGGAAACAGCGCCTTGAGACCCTCCATAGTCTTTTGGCGGATCTGCTCGCGACGCACGTCTGCGTCCACAACTATGGGTTGTAAATTCAAGGGCATGCCCTGCTATTATACTCGGTTTTTTCAAAAAACCGCAACCCTTGCTGGTAAAAGAATGTAGAGACGTATTAAAGCCACGTTTCTTTTCAGGAGGAAACTTGAGCAATAGTAGCAGATTGGATGGGGATATCCGCGTACAGGACTTGGCAGGTCCTACGTTTGCGGGTATCGATCTGCAGACAGCCAGACTCATAGTCTGGGGGGTGCATTACTCAAATATCAGTAAAGTGCTCGCATACTTGCGAGCCCGCCGATTGGAGGTCAGCAAAGAAGAGTTGTACCGTTACGCTATGACGTACCGTGCACTTTTCCGAGTAGACGTAGCCCGAGACGTACAAGCCAGCTGTTGGCACTGCGGTGATGTTCTACCTCCGATGGAGGAAGAACTTTGCGAGTGTTACAACCGGGCCGTGCCTAAGGTCTACATCGAGCCGACTCTCCTAGCGATCGAACAGGAAAAGTTATCTTTTCCAACTACATGGCATTTGCGCCTACAAAGTGTTTATATTTGCAGCAACGATGACTGTCGTCGGCTTAATGACGTGCCGTTAGGCGTTGTTGCATCAGATTTGCGAAAGGTGCAGTTGCGATACGAACAGCAACTCGCCCAATATAATGCCGCAGTAGCTAGCGGTAATCTACAAGTTGTGGCTCCGCGCGAGCCGACCTGGCGCCCGAAGACTAAGTGCCACGCGTGTTATCAGCAAGAGCTGAAGACCGGAAGGCGCTCAAGCGCTCCACCGCCACGTGTTAATATAAAACAACGCGAACAAAGTACGCTCGCGTCTTTAATACTGTCGATTCCGCCAACTGCCGAGAGCTGATAATGCACGTACGCCCAGTCGTCCCTGTACCGCCTATTAAGCGGTAAGGGATAACCTGCCCACGCAGGTGGGTGGGCGGGTTAGTCGTCGTCAGTATCGTTTGGAAAGTCTTCGACGGTATCTGGGTCTTTATCGTCTGGATCTGTCGAGGGCGTAAGAAGCTCACTCGTTGTTAAAAACGGGTGATCTTTTTTAGATCCTGCCTTCGGCTGCATCCACTCAAGCCAGATAACGACGGTGCCGTCTTTGAGGAAAGTCTCTGTCTTCTTCACTACGACGACCTCTCCGGAGAGAGATCTGTCCATAATGTCTTTGAGCCGGTCCGACTCGTCGATATCTTCAAATATCGCAGTGCCATGATCCATGGCAGTCATTTCTTTACCGATAGTCAAGCGTGCTGACTGATATTCAAATGAATACTCAGTAGCGTTGGCGACCTTGCCTGCCGTACCCGGTGCGATTGATTTAACGAGACTTTCAAACTCAGAGCCTCTAAGTAAATCAGGCACGGCTTTTTCGTTACTGGCTATATCCGGTAACGTCTGCGCGAACTGCAGCGCTTTGATAAAATCATCCATTAAGCGGCTCCGCTGCTAAAGTCTGCTAGTGCTTGTTGTTTCTCTACAGCTTTCTGAGTAGACCAGCGGTCTTTTACAACAGCGTACATAACAGGGTCTTCTTGAGATAGTTGTGCGAGCATAGACTTTTGAGTGCTGGGGTCTGCAGCACCCATTTGTTGTACCATTTGTTCCGCGGCGGAAATAATAGCTTGCGGATTGTAAGAAAGTCCTGATCCGGACTGGGACTCATTTTGAGCTTGTTGCGATAGCGAGTTTTGTATTTTGTTCATCTTCTTGGCGAGCTCCATTTGCATGCGAGCTTCATCAAGAGATTCTTGTAGGCGTTTTTCGCGTTCTTCGTTTATGTCAGCATCATTGAGATCGAGCATCGTGGTGTTCGAAATCATGCCGCCTGTTGCTTGTTGCAGGCCTAGCAAGAATTGCTTTTGCACGGCGTCGTCAACGAGCTTAAACGGTAAGTACTCTGCTTCTACAAATTTCCAGCTTAGAATTTTACTGGATTGTTTTATTATCCATTCCAATTGCTCATTGAGGTGTGACGTGTACGTTTCGAGCTGATTCTCTAACATGCGCAGCGTTATAGATGAGCCTGAAAATGATAGTCCGCCGTAAATGAATTCCTTGGGAATTCCCATTGCCGCAATAATCTCTTCTTCTGCTTCTTTGATTTCACCTAGCGTAAGTAACGAACGGCCTTGGCCACCCATCATGGTCACGCCTAGGGCCGCAGGTGCGAACATAATGTGCAGAGGGTCGCGCCGCCAGCGTTTGATATTGGCGGTCATTTCTTGACGCCACTTCATCAAGTTGACCATCTGCGCTGGATCGGCTGCACCACTGATCGGTGCTGGATGCAGTACGCGAAACGGTAGTATATGCTCGAACGCTATAGCCTCGTTCGCTTTACGCAGAATAGCCGTGTAGAGAAAAAGCTTGATCGTCGTTGTTAGAGGTGGAAATCCCCACTGTGATGAGATACCCGCGGGCGGGTGAATCTTCATGTGGTAAACGGCACCATCCGCGAATTCGAATAATTTATCATCACGAATCGCCTTGAGAAACTCGATAGGCATCGTGTTAATAATGTGAGCATCGCCTTTCTCGACTTTGCTCTTTAGTTCCTGCGGAATAGTGTAGTAGTATACGGATTCATTTGTGATAGGGTTGTGGTTGATATCCATCAACTTCGGGTCCCAACGAATCACGTTAATGCGATGCTCGTCACTTGCTTTTTCATCGAGAATATCGCCCGTAGTAGTGGTATTGCAAGCAGGGCAGGTATATGAGAATGCCAAATTTTTCAGGTTGAATTTATACGTTGTCTTCTTGATTCCAGTTCGGGCATTGCATTCTTTGCAAATAAGGAAACGATTAAACGGATGGTATACGGACGTAAACGAATTTCCGTAAAGATGCAAATCCAGCCCGGACGCAATAGCGACACCTTTTATTCGTATAGACTTATTTAGTACACGTTCCCAATTTTTAGTTAATGCTTCGTCGCTGGACTGGATCATCACTTTAGTGACGGGGTACTCGGCGAATTTCTTTAGCGCTGCAAAAATATGCGCTGAATTGTAGTACAGATATTCGACCCAGCGAAACAAGTCTTTCAGCTTACGTGGAGCGAAGCCTGTTACGAAATCGAACATCGGATTGGGATGGCTGCCTCGACCGCGAGAACCCCCAGCGAGATCTAAAATTCCTGGATCACTTGTCGACATGCATTTTCCCCTGTAGGAGTACGCGGTGACCTACACACTAAAACTCGGCTCAGTCTACGGTACTCCAGTATTTACGCTGCAATGCTTTGAAAGTGCAGTTAAAAATGTGTACGGAGCGTCCTTTTCCGGCAAAGACAAACTTTGGCGGTTTCCTGCATTTTTCCCGGTACACCAACTCGTTATGTCAGACCTGCCGAAGATGGTGGCGGGGCTACAGTACGCTCCTGAAGTAGTTGAACATGTACAAAAGCTTGCTGCGCCGGTTGCCCTACCTGAAGATTTTAGTTTCTTAACGCAACCATACCAACATCAGCGGGACGGGGTGTTGCATTTACTACAGCGTCCCCGCGCCGCGTTGTTCTATTCGCCAGGACTTGGGAAGTGCAAAATAACTGTTGATTTGCAGCGGATTACACAGGACCGCATGCTGATACTATGCCCGCTTGTGATGCTTGGCACGTGGGCGGAAGAGTTCAAAAAACACGGAAATATCGATGATGTTCTAATTATTGATGGCTCTAAAAAACAAAAACAGGGCCGTCTTGCGCAAGCCCAGTTACGGGCACCCGTCGCCACAATACTTACGTACAACGTCGCTACGTTGTACACGGATGATATACTAAAAATAGATTACTCCGCAATTATTGCAGATGAGTCGCATATGTTAAAGACGCCGTACTCTAAACGTACACAGGCGTCAACGTCACTAGCCTTACGCGCATCACGTAGAGTACTACTGTCAGGCACGCCGTCGCTAGGGTCGCCCTTCGATTTATACGCGCAGCTGCGTTTTCTCGGTACGTATTTCTGCCCTGAGAACTGGTGGCACTTTAGAAAACACTTTGGAGTATTTCATCCGAGCGAGGACGGCGAAGCAGTACCGAAAATGCTCATCGGGTTTAAGAATATGGACACGATGAATACCCGTGTCGGTCTCGTTAGCTTGAAGAAGACCAAAGAAGAGTGTTTGGATTTGCCAGATCAGCTTATTTTGGACGAATATTTTGTCGTTACAAACCCTACCAAGCGTGCGTACAACACACTCATACTAGACCACTGCTTAGGGGCGGGCGTTTCGGTACAAGAGAAAATACTTGCGGGTGAGCTGACTGTAAAAGACGGCCCTGTAATTGACCCGCACGTCATAGCTACAGAGCTCATTGTTAAGCTGAATAAGCTAGACCAGCTAGCAAGTAGCTTTGTTTATCAAGCAACAAAAAACCCGTTACTCTGTGTTGGCTGTTCTAATGCTGCGAAATGTAGCGCTGACGATATATTGCCGTACACGCCTAAATGCACTGTGAGTCAGCGTGAACCTGCGTCCGTCGTTATGACGTACGCGGACAATTCACGCCTTGAGCGTTGTGTAGGATTACTCGAAGCTATTCTAGAAGATCCCGCTAACAAAGTGATTATTTGGGCTAAATTCATGCCTGAATTGGATGCGCTCGAAGCTGTTATAAAGGAACTAGGGAGTCAGTACGTCCGCGTGCAGGGCGGATTTACACGCGAGCAACTCACGCACGCGATGAATACGTTTAATAACGCCCCTGAATGCAGAGTATATCTCGGCCAGGTAGCTACGGGTGTCGGCGTCACCCTAAATGCTGCTAATTACACTATTTACTATAACTTGCCTTGGAGCTTGGATCAGTATTTACAGTCGTTAGATCGTAATTATCGTATTGGTCAAACTAAAAAAGTTACAGTGTATCGGCTATTGGGCCGGCATACACTAGACGTATCTAAAGCTGCAGCTTTAGATCAAAAAATAGATTTTAGTCAACTCGTGACATCGAAGGCTGTATGCGCTACGTGTACGGATTATCACACGCGTTGTTCGAAATACAAAATAAAATTGTACGATGCGGAGTGTAAATACGACCGTGAGATGATGCGGAAAACAGCTGCAGTGGAGTTAATCCCGTGAAAGTAACGTTGGAATTCGAAGAGAATGATCTCAGAGAGATGCTTACAAGTTATTTCAGAGGCAATGGTTTCGCAGTAAAAAATCTTGATGAAGTATGTGATAAATTCAAGTACGCATACGCTGACGGGTTGAAAGTACAAGCAGAGATTATGACGGTAGACCCGCCCGTGCGGCAACCGACGGCAGCGTCTGTCCTACGAGGTGTCGAGGACGAAGTTGCCGACACAGCCGAAGGCGACGAAGTAATCGAGGCCGCTGAACCCATGCTGTCACTCAACGATTTAACAGATCCCTCGCCGCGCGGGCGTGTTGTCAGCCTAGCTAATACAAAGAATGAATTTGCAGATCTTATCAATGCAAGCAAACGCATTGAACAAGAGAGGCGTAGAACGTGATGCTTGATAGTATCGACAATGAAGAATTAGTTAAAATCCCTGTTATCGCAGAAGATGAACAATTCAAAGACAGGCTACCTAAAGGCTATCTATCAGTTTCACAAGTCACACAATTTATGAAGTGCGGAGAAGCCTACTACTACCGCTACGTTATGGGTCGCCAGGTTCCCTCGAACGTGTTTCAGGTGCAAGGGCGCGGCGTGCATAAGGCAGCTGAAAAGCTGCACCTGAGTATGATTGCAGAGGCACCTATCGGTGAGCCTGAGATGCTTCAAGCATATTCTGATTTATACGATGCTGAGATCGAGACAGCAGTCAGCGAACACAATGAGAGTGATGAGGCCGATGAAAAAGACGCCAACGATAAAGATATCGGAATTAGGCTCACCAGGAAATATCATAAAGTGGCCTTGGGTAACGCATGTGATGCCTCTGGCAAACCCGTACCTGCGGTGCAACCTATAGCTGCTGAACGCGTTGTGCGCGTAAATATTATTACGGAAGAAAGCCTGGTCATTCCGTTTCTAGGCGTAATCGATCTAGAAGAACGTGATGCGATTACTGACCTGAAGACTAAAAAGAAGGCGTCTTCACAGGCTGACACGGACAACAGCTTGCAGCTGAGTCTATACGCGCACGTTACAGGTAAGCCTGTAGTGCGGCTCGATCAGCTAGTCAAGCCGACAAAGACATTGCCTGTGCGATTTATTCGTACGGAATCAGTGCGAACAAAAAATGAGGTTCTGCACGCACTTGATGTAGTATCGCAGGTCGCACAGGACATTGCGTCAGGTCGCTTCAGAAAGACCAATCCTGAAAACTGGTGGTGCACGTCTAAATGGTGCCCTTATTGGAGCGATTGCCGCGGACGGAGGCGTTGAATGGCTGACAACTACTGGGACAACTCGGGCGGACAGCCCAATCTGTCACGCCTGCCTATCGAAGTACGTGAGGGGATGGCTCGGCCCATCCCGATGCGCGACGATGAAGTCTACGCAGCGGTCATGATTTTCAAACAGTCGCCGGGGCTCAACCACCCCAACGGGCGTTGCAATGTGGTTGCGTATCGCACAACAAATAACGCAGTTGTGCCGATGGACAAAGGTATTCAGTTGGACTTCTCGGAGTTCTCCGGTAAGTTCCCGCTGGCTACTGTTGTAATTGATGTAAAGGGAGCTGAACCCTTTGTAGCGAATCTCCTGCGTGCCTATGCTGAACTCGGGGGTGACGTGCAGGCTGCCGTTAAACGCGCAGGTATCACACGCACGCCAGCAGAACATATCGCCTACTTTGAAGAAAAAAGTAACGACTGAATTATTTTATGCCGTAAAGGCTTTTTATAATAAAAAGACGTCCTAATAAGGTAAAAGGATGTACACTTCTCCGACTCTAGCTCAGGAGCTATATGGAGAAGTTCGGCGTCGATGAGACACCTAGTTTGAATAGAAAATACGGCGAAACAGATCTTGACATATGCCCGCGCTGTGGGGCACGGTTACAAAAACATGGACGTGTTGTTTTATGTCCAACACACGGATCAGAGCCTTTTGAACATGACGATAGGTAAACGTAGCAGTCTTGTACGTTCTATTAGTGATTTAGTCACACAGCGCGCAAGCGTTATACGCGCGTTGTATATCGTTAGCGTTGCCACAAACGGGCCGAGAGACGAAATACTAGCAGAGTTTCATCAAGCAGTCGGTGACGTACTTGAGGGGGTAGCGTTATCACAACTCGATCTAGCTTTCATAAATAGGATGAAAGTGAAAGAAGAGGCAGCTTGGTTAAGGGACCGCAACGAGTAATCAGTTACGAGTTCACGCACACTGCAAATGATCCAACAACTGTTACGCTAGTTTCGCCGTTCAGAAATTTTCTACAGGTGGTTGACGAAATCATTCGTTGGCTACAACTACCGCATATCGTTTCCGCGTTTGCGAGTATTGTTGCGTTTTTGCGCAGCTTGTTTACGAACTAGGGGTTTTATTAGATGCCAGCTAAAAAACGCAACGTCACAATACCATTCGAAGCAATTATTGCTGATACTGACTTCAATAGCCGCGTAGAATATCCAGATATCGAGGCTCTGAAGCAGTCCATTATGGACGATGGGTTGTTGCAGCCAATCGGAGTATCGCAGAAGAACTCCGGTTCAGATACAGAAGGACAGAAGTTTTTTCTTGTATATGGCTTTCGTCGTTATTTCGCTATTTCCAAGATTCGTGATGAGCTTGGACCTGATGCGTACGCGACGATCGATGCTGTTCTCAATGAAGGCAACCTGGAAGAACTCCGGGTACGAAATCTCAAAGAGAACATTGAACGTAAAGCACTGACTACTTTTGAAATCGCACAACAGGTCAAGCGCTTGGTGCTTGCAGGCCTGGAACAACGCGAGATTGCAACGCGTTTGGGGCGTAATCAATCGTGGGTTAGCTACCATCACAAGGTTGCAACGCAGCTGTCTACACAAGCTCAGCACGCTTTAAAAGCTGGAGATATAACGTTAGAGCAGGCGCTACACATCGCGGATGTTCCGGAAGAACAACAGAACGCGTTGGTAACGCAGGTACTTAACGCAGATACGCGTGCAGACGTGCGTAAGCTGTTGAAGGACGCTGCAAGTGAAAATGGCAAACGGCGTAAATACACCAATAAGGGACGCCCTACATCACGTAATCTAATGCAATGGGTTAGTGACGTGTCGTTCGAAGCCGAGTCGCGTGTAAATGACAAACACGACAAAGTTTTTTATAATGGTGTCGCTGCGGGTATGCGCGTAGCCCTGGGTGACTTGGAGCTCAAAGAGCTCAAAGCTGTAACTAAGTACTCCGACATAAACTATCACGCAAAAGACAACAAAGCAGAGGAAGAACCAGGGTTGGAGAGTGTAGATCAGGAATCTGACGAGGACGTAGCTGCGGCTACTGCTGATGCAGCGCCTGTTAAAAAGAAGCGTGGGCGTCCAAGGAAAATTGTGACGGTTTCTAACTCTCTCTAATTCATGCGCGCTGCGGCGTTGCGCAATTTGGATATTGCAGTCTCGCGTAACTGCCGCACGCGCTCTCCTGTTATTTCTAATATACGCCCTATCTGCTTTAGCGTTTTAGGGCCCGTATGGATACCGAACGATGCTTTAATGATATACGTCTCACGTATAGATAAATTTGTGGTGTCGAAAAGTTTTAATAGACTTTGCTGCATCTCGATGGTGACAGCATAGCCTTCTATATTGGAATCGTTGTCACTTATAGTATTTTCGGTGAATTCCGTCGTATTAGGGACACGTATACCTTTCGCCATTGCGTGCGTTGGTACATGCACTAGCCCTAGACGACGGCTTTCTTCACGCATTTCGTGGCGTACCCACCAACTGGCATACGTCAGAAACCGAGTCCCTGCTTCAGGTTTAAATTTGGTAAGCGCGCGAATTAATCCGATGTTTCCAGCAGCTATCAAGTCTTCTAAGGTTTGCCGTTCCATATAACTGCGTGGATGCTTGCGGGCCTCGGATATAACGTAACGTAGCGCGCCTTTGACTATTAAATCTTTTGCTTTTGCGTCTTTGGTATTCTTATATCGTTGGATGAGTTCTCGCTCGTTTTCTGCGCTCAGCATGCTCGTGGCTTCGACTTCTTTGTAATAACGAGCAAGCGAATCGTTGGACGGTTTTGAACTCATGTTTCTATCTCAGCTATTGTGCTGCTATACAGTTTGGGGTAGCTTACCAGTTCGTCAAACAGCCTTAGAGGGCATCCAGCATGAGCAATGAAATTCAGAAGTATGATGACACAATCAACAGCGTATCGACACTACTCAAAGCCTACGCAGATACCGTCTCTGATACAGCACTAGGTCTGAAGATTCAAGAACTGTCAGACCAAACAATCACGACAGTGAAGGGTATTGAAGGCCCACAGCGCTCTCGGATCACGCAGCTGATGTTGAAACAGAACATGTCGAATTCGCCGACGATACCATCGAATACCGCTGCCGGTCAATTGTACACATCCAAAAGTGATCATATCGGGGATAGTCTAGAATTCATCCCGATTTTCACGCACAACATGCGTACCAAGTGGGGCGAGGACAAAGTAGAGTGTCGCTCACTTGATGCGATTACAGGTTCGAAATATGGCGAATGCGCCAAGTGTCCTTACGGACGTTATGTCCCCGATGAACGGCCTGATTGCAGCAAGGGACTGAGCTATTACGTAATGACCAGTGATTTGTCTGCACTGTACAAGATCGACTTCATAAAGACGAGCGCCAAAGCAGGCCGCGCTATTAGCCAACTGGCATCACCTCCACATCTGTGGACACGCTCGTTTATTCTGTCGTCTGAACGCGTCGTACAGCCAAAAGTCAATTACTTCATACTCAAAGTAGCCGCGACAAACCACCGCACGTCTCCTGAGATTAGCAAGGTTTGCGACTTACTATTTGAATTCTTTCAGACAAGCTATAGAAAAGCGGTACTCGTGCAGGCTGAGTACATTAAAACGGGTGGCCTTATTGGCTCGGGTGGAATTATCCCCGCCGAAGGCGAAGAAGTCCCGCAAGAGATCAACTTCCGCGATTCGGTCTGATTAATTAGCAGCGCAATATCCTAGGGTACTGCGCTGCTTTTTTAGGTGCCTATGTCAAAAGCTTTGCCTTTGTTGAAATATGCCGCGTGGTCGCCTTCAAAGGCTTCTCTCGCAGGTACTTGTCCGCTAGCGTTTAAATACCGCTATGTTGATAAAATACCTACTGGCGACAAAGGTACTGCTGCAAAAGTAGGCGTGGCCGTTCATAGAGCGCAGGAGCTGCTCTTACAAGGACAGTCGATCCACGCCTGTCTCGACAACGCGATACTAGAGACAGAAGCTGAGCTCACGTACAACGATCAAGAGAAAGTGCGTTCTTTCGCACAGAACATGTTGGAGTTCCAGAAACGTATAAATAAATTCACAGTGAATAATCCTGTGAAACAAATGTTACTGGAATCCAAATGGGCTGTTACTGCAGGATTTAAATCCTGCGAGTTCTTCGACGAGGAGGGTATCATCCGCGGCATCGTGGATATGTCCTTGGTTTTGGAGAGTGACTATGTTATCGTCATCGACCATAAGTCTGGAAGAGTCCGCCCCGCGTCTTACTATAAGACACAATTAGACTTCTATACAGTCATGGCGCTTGCAGTTTTTCCTCATTTAAAAGGGGTTCAATGCGCCCTACACTATGTAGCCCACGGTAAACTTGAATGGGGAAGTCCTGTTACGCCTCAGTATATACGTGAGGTATTACAGCCGTGGTTGCTTGGCTATTTGAATAAAAAGGCTGAGCGAATAGACGCAGCTATTGCAACGCCGGGAATGCATTGCAAATGGTGCGATTTCCGTGAAATTTGTCCGTTCCGGGGGTTTAATGGCGAAGCAAGAAAAGGGGACGAAAACACCCAAGTTTGATCCGACTGAGCTTCGTAAGCTTTGGAAGCAACCTACCGAAACCTGGATGACACTACTGAATACAGTAGGTGCCCAGCAGGTAAAACATGCAGGCCAGACAATCAAGCTCCAGTGTCCGTACCACCCGGATAATAACCCGTCGGGTACGTTGAATATATATAAAGGTCACTTTAAGTGCTTTGCATGTAGCACTTATATTGCTGACCCTATCAAGTTCGTTAGTAAGTATGTTCAAGGTAGCTATATGGAAGTGGCACGGACTTTCCGCGACCATTTCAAAATTGAGAAGCTTGATCTCAAGAAATTAGATGAAACGGAGTTGGAGCAGCACCGCATGAAGCTGCTGTGCGACGTATTTCATCGTTATTTATGCAACGTGTGGGTTGCAGATAAAGCGCCCCAATCAGCTGTAGCTACCGTCACTTGGCTGAAAAACCGAGGCCTTACATCGATAGAAATGCTGGGCTGTATAGGTATGCTGCCCACGTCGGTTGATCTTCAAAAATTGTGTGCTCAGGCTGGCGCTAGTGAAGATGACATTCTCTGGTGTACGCGTCTCGTTGGTGATTATTTAAATGTCACCTACATGAATTGCGTCGTATATACGTACGGTTTGTCTCCCGACAAATTGACTGCGTTTAAATTACGTATACCCGGACCGGACAAAGAGTCCGTACGGTTTATAAAGGCTGTGGATACTGCGGAGCTAGGCGCATTTGGGTTAAATATATCTGCTTTTGCTAAACACTATTCAAGTGAAAAAGTTACGCGATTTACGGCTGTAGAGGGTGAACACGATGCCCTTGCAATGGTTCAAGGCATGTTGACGCACTGCGCTGATGTAGATGAGGTAGTCATAGCGCTTGGAGGTGCCGGACACAACGGCGTCGATTTTATGCTTGACTTAGGATTTACTGAATGCCGGTTAATCGGGGATGATGACGCAGCAGGCGATCTTTATCCAACCAGTGTTCTGCCTAAGACGCGTGATGTCACCCTTCAAGTATTCAAATGGCCTCAACGTATACGCAACCATGTACCGGGTAAGATAGATCCTGACGAGGCTATAAAGGTCCACGGTTTTGATATTGTGTACCGTGAATTCTGTAATCCGAAGAATTATGAATACGCAACACGTTGGTGCGTAGACCGTGCGAAGATAAAAATAGCTGCCATTAATCCTGACAACGTTATCGGTCTGCAGGAGGTAGCCACCGAATTTACTGGCTACTTAAAGAATGATACTGAACGTCAAGTCTTTGCTGATGAATTCAGCAAGCTGTGCCCAAGTCTTCCTGCTAGCGAAATACTACGGTACACACGTCTTAAAGACGACTCATCCCTGGGTTTTGTAGAGAAGATAAAAGATTGGATGGGGGAGACATACCAAACCACTACGTGGGACAGCCATACAGGCGTACTCAAACTGTGGAACAAGAAACTAAAGCAGTATTTATACGTATCTGTCGATAAAGATGCTGCAATTACTCAATTCAAACGCTACACAAGTAAAGGTAGTCTTTATTACTGGGCGCGTGACGATATCGGATTACCTTCGTACTTCCCCGACGTAGAAGCCCCTGATGCAGGACAAACTGCCTTGGATAAAACTGAAGATATGATCGCGCGTGATGTACAGCGCGCGTACAGTATGCTTTCTGCTGAATCGGTAGATGAAGCCAAAACCCGCGTCAAAGGGCAAGGCATTCACCTTGACCATACGCAGAATGGCGCCCCGGGCTATTTTATAAATGGCAACAGTATTTACAAGCTAAAATGGTCACCTGATTTTAGTAAATTAACCGCTGTCACGGAATTAGAGGGACCGTTTGATGACGGGCAGGTGTTTGACCTAGAGCATCGCTATAACCTCATTGATGACATGCGTATAGGTTGGACGGAACTCATTAAATCACCAAAAGATTTAATGCAGCGGCCGGTGTACAACCCATTTGAGTGTTTTCAGAAAGTACACAAGCTCATTAATCTCGGCTTTGAATTCAAAAACCAAGAAGTTGACTCTCTATACTGTGCAGGCCTGGTTTTCTATAACTACCTGTACGACGTAATGCCTACGCGGAGAATGCTTACGCATTTCTACGCGCAGTTCGAATCGGGAAAGACGACACTTCTTTCGGTAACCTCCAACCACCTACAGTTACGAGAGTTTTCGCTATGTGACCATGCGCTAGCTCTCGATACATTCACACAAGCTGCGTTCTACCAGACATTCACAAATACAAGACTTGTTGCCGTTTTGGATGAAATGAATGATCCGGATGATGGCTCGATAGAATCCCGTAATCGAAAACTGTTCTATCAACGTACGCGGTCGTTAGCCACGAGTGGTTCGACTACGCTCAACCAGGGAACGGTGGACGGTAAGGGTCGCTCTTTTAATATCGCTAATACGGTGATTACTGCGAGTGGCACGCCTATACATGATCCTATGGACGAAAGTCGTTTTAACACGATTAACCTAAAAAAGAACGCCAACCGAAATAACGTGCGCCTGTTGCTACGCGCAGCATTTACCTCTACGGAGATACAAAATCTCCGCTTGAGCATATTGATTAACGCAATAACGTTAGCGCCTAACGTAGCAACGCAGTACACGTATTTATACGACCGGTACGGCAGCCGACGCGAAGCAGATGATAAGGGTACGACGACGATACAGAACGTGGATCGTTTTACTGAGAATCTCATGCCGATGGCGGCCATTCTCAATGTGTTTGGTCAAAACGGGCAACAGTTCATTGATAAGTACCGCGATACGCGCAAGCAGCAAGTCTACGAGCGCGCGCACAGCACGCCCGGCCATGCGCTCATAGACACCATCCTTACGTCTAGTATTCCTTCGCGCGAAGAAGAGAATCAAATGACGACTATCAAGGCACTCCTCTTACACCCGCACGACCGTGAGAAGATAAACAACACAAAGGTTGGTGTTTACTATGATGACGTGTGTAAATGCCTTGGTGTAGTCTGGTCTGAAGTAAGGCTAAACCTGCTAAAGAATCATTACAAAACAAGAACACCCTTCGCGCTTAAAGCCGAAGCAGAAACTGTCAGTGATTGGATTCTATACAAGCCCGAGGCGGATAAGCTCGGTATTACACGTCGACTCATGGCCAAAGGCATGACGAGTGCCTCAAATGTCTATAGCATTATAACCGTACAGGATCTGATCGCTCGCCACGAAGAAGCGGTGGGAGCAGATCAAAAAGAAGAGGATGCTAGAGTCGCTGCACTTAATCCGCCGAAGGAGATTTCATTCCGTGAAGCTCCAGCAAGTGCGGTAGACCCGATGGAAGGGCTAGGTTGATGACTGACCCCGTAAGTAAGGGACAGATTTGCAAAGGCTGTCCACGCTACGAAAATCGCCGTTGCGGTAGTGGTGATAAAAGCGGACATGTTCAAGTCCTATTTATCGCGGAACAGCCTGACGACATATCGGCAAGCACCGGGACGGCGGGTACTCCTTTTCGTGGACACGGCGGAAAAGTTGTACGCTCGGCGTTAGACTTTTTAACGCGCAAGCATACTAAATACGCGCCTATTACTTGTGCATTTACATATGCGGTGCAATGTGTATCTCTAGACGACAGCGCGCCCAATAAAGAAGTACTGCACCACTGCCAACCTAACGTGCAGAGCGTGATCAAGCAGTTCGAGCCCAAAGTAATCGTAGCAATGGGTGCGACGGCTTTACGCCAGCTGGGTGTTAAACATCAATACAGCGATTCGCGCAATAAGTTCATCAAGCATTACAGCTATGAAGCACCTATTTACGTGTCTTTCAGCGAAAAAGCGCTGTTAGCAGCACCGGGGATTTTTGAGACATTCAAACTCAATCTGACCAATATATTCGATCGCGTGCTCAATGCCAATGTGCCGCAGCTTAGCCTCGAAGAACTGGCTACGCAGTACTGCGTACCAAAGACTATGGACGAGGCACTAGCTGCTTGTGATATGATTTTAGATTATTGCAGCGGTAACTTGAGCGCGGAAGATTCGCACATATCAGTGGATACCGAGACTAATACACTGTATGCCGAAAAGGCCACCTCGAAGATTATTGCATTCTGTTTCGGCTACGATGACGGTAAAGCAGCTACCTTGCTCTACGACCATCCGAATGCCGGTGCGGAGTATTTACGCCGGTTGCCTGAGCTTACTGTTAAAATCAAAGAGCTATTGGCTTGTCGCAAACCCAAGATATTTCATAACGCTAAATTCGATTTGAAATTCATTGAGCTGCGTTACGGCATACCCGTAAACGAAGTATTTTGGGATACGCTTCTTGGAGAACATTTGCTCGATGAGGACAAGAAAGGCAATTACGGCCTGAAGGTCCTCACTGCGAATCATATACCGCAATATTGTGGGTACGAAGATAGATTGTACGACTTGCTCGAAGAGAACGAAGTCGTATCTAAAGCCGACGAAGCTGGCAAAGAGCTAGAAGACCTACGCAAGATTATTGCGACGGAGCATCCTGGCTTTATCAAAGAGCTCGAAGAATACAAAGAGGCTCTCGTCGTTTACGAGACCGATAAAGTTAAATATGACGCGGCTATGCGGGAACATACCCTAGCCGTTGAAAATTATCACTTCTGCAAAGACTATCTAGCGGGCCTCCAAGCAGCTTGGTCTGTCGATATAGCCAGCTGGCAGAAGGGTAAACGCGGACGGCCCAAAAAGCCTGTCAAGTGGTTTACCAAGCCAGAAAAACCTGAGACGCTGAAAGAGCCGAAGCATCCTAAAGACCCACGCACCAAAAAAGAGCAGCAGATTAGCAAGGACGCGGGCTTTGAGAATATTCCCGTACACGACTTGCAGGTCTACGGTGCCGTTGACGGTGACGTAACGCGCCAACTTGCAAATATACAACTTAGGCGCATTTTCGTTGAACGGTCTAAAGTACGCCCCCTAATGCGTACGCACGCTATTCCGGCATCTCGTGTATTGGGTCGCATGGAATACGAAGGTATGCGTGTTGATCAAGCGTATATCGGCGTGCTCGAAGAAGCGCTCTCAACGGTCGTTCGCGATACCGAGCAAGAACTTTATCAAATGGTGGCTGCTACAAAGCCGCCGGGGCTCAAGTCGTTTAGCCTCAATGGCGCGCAGACGTTGGGCAATGTCTTGTACAACTGGGGCTGGGTACACCCCAATGGTAATAGACAAGACGCCTACGAGATACGCGCTGTCACTAAGACAAACCAGCCGAGTACTTCTGAGAAAGTGCTGCGCCAGTTTGTCAGCTACGAAGACGACAAGAAAACAATACCTACAGAGTCCGCGTACTTTATCGAGCGGCTATTGCGCTATCGCAAGGCAAGCAAGGCTCGCAATACATTTTTAGCGAATGTCCGTGCACTATCTAAGCGCGACGGGTTTTTACATACGCAATTTCATCTGAACGGTACGGGGACGGGCCGTTTGTCGTGCGTCGCCGCGGATACACAAATACCTACGTCCGTAGGTATTTTTCGTATTGCAGATCTAAGCAAACTAGATCTAACCAATATAGAAGTTTTAACCCATAAAAACCGATGGCGTCGTGTCCTTAAGGTATTTCCTAAAGGACCGGAGCACATGTATCGCGTTACAGCAACTAATGGTAAAACAATAGATTGTACAATGAAACATAAGTTTCTAACGCCACATAGTTGGAAACCGCTACGTGATCTTACTATAGGATCTGAACTTGATACCGAACGATTTGACCGAAGCTACTTTGTTGAAAGCCCTCACGACAAAGGGAGTACCCCAAGCGGATGCATTGAAGACCGTAGGTCTCAGCCATACGACTTTTTATCGAATGAAGGAATTCAGAGAGAAATACAAGTTAGAGTTGCGCGAGGCGTCACGGCACCGTTATGCCGAGTCAAAATTTGGAAATCGGTATGGGTCCAAGGATCAACCGAGCCAGTTAATTGCAAAGGAAGACTTGTTAGAAGCGCTTCAACTACAATTAACGATACCTGCAATAGCCAAGAAATTTTCTTGCAGCGAATTCTTAGTTCGTCGAAATATAGAATTTCACAAATTGACGCATATAGCGGCCACGGGCAGGCTTCCGTACATGCTCCGGGATTACAACCTGCATTTGTTGGCTCGAATGGAGACTTTTCAAGAGGGTCTAATCACAGCAGCGGAGAATATAGGGAACGACCCGCACCTATTCTTCGAGCTTCTACATACCGCCAACTTGCGGTTAATCGAAACGCTCTGGTTTGTGAAACGGATCGGTCGTCGGAGCGAGTACTATACAGGCAACAGCAACGGATGGTGCTGGAGCAGCAACCGCTACGAAGCTTGTCTCACGATTGCTTTAAAGGACGCGGGCATACCGTACCATCGTCAGTTTCCTTTACAGGAGGGTCCGGGCACTTATCTTGTGGATTTTCTGATAGACGGATGCCTGTTTGTCGAGATCGACGGGAAACACCACACTTGGGATGCAGAAACGATTCGACGCGACAAGGAAAAAGTAGCTTTGATTGCGCAACGCGGTATTCCTTTGCTGCGATTCAAGGAAACCGAGGTATGGCGGAATACTGCCGACGTGATGAAAACTATCAAGGCAGAGCTTGTGCGTTTGAAGTCTCTAAAATCACAAGTATCGAATATCTCGGTATCCAAGAAGTCTGGGATCTCAGTGTCGAAGAAGACGAAAGCTATATCGCGCAAGGATTTGTAAATCACAACAGTTCTGACATGAATATGCAGAATGTTCCCAAGTACCTCGCGGGTTGGAACCTCAAGAAGCTGTTCATACCGGACTCCAACGAACACCTCATCGTAAACGTCGACTACAAGGGCGCAGAGGTTCGCGTCTTTACAGCCTACGCACGCGACGAAGCACTGATCAAAGCCCTCAATGAAGGCCTAGACATGCACAGCTTTTTCGCTGCGCAGGTATTCAAGCGCCCTTACGAGATGTACGCACGCCGTGATGACGTGACGTTTATACCCGACAAAAATCTACGTCGCCTGTTGGACGTAGAACGCTCCAATATCAAACGTGTCGTATTCGGAATTCTCTACGGTGCAGGCCCAGAGAAAATCTCGGAGACAATCGGAGTCAGCGTAGAGGAAGCTAAGGCGCTTATCGGGTTGCTCTATCAGATGTTTCCTGAAATTCAGAAATACGCTGAAATCGTCGAGATGGAGGTTTCGAAGAACCATTTCGTAGATACCCACTTCGGACGCCGTAGACGGTTCCCGCTTGCTGCTATCGCGCGACATGCCGGACGTGCTAAGCGCCAGGGTCGTAATTTCAAAATACAGTCCACAAGCTCTGATATCGTACTCGGACAACTCATCGAAATGGACGCGCCTTTGCGTTCTGAATTCGGTGGGCGCATGTTGTTGACCGTGCATGATTCGCTGGTATTCCAATTCCCTAAGAAGTACATTCACCAACTAAGACCGTTTGTTAAAGAGTACGCTGAGGCACGCGTGACCAAGAAATATCCATGGTTACCTGTACCTTTCGCGGCCGACGTAGAAATCGGTGACAATTACGGTGAATGTCAGTCCATTGAGAAATACCTAGCACAGCACCCTATTATCCTTCAGGAAGAAGGGATTGTAGAAGAACATGAGCTCCTCACAGAACTCCGACTCGACGCATTTGAAGCAGCTTGATACGAAGACGTTCGATAAGTACGGAATGACGTTTATGTACCACGTGTCGACAACACATATCGACGAGTGGACTCCGCAGCTTATTACGTATACTGAAGGTGAACCAGCACGGCAAGAGTGGACGCGTACGGGCGGGACAATTAAAGTCAGTGAAGTAACCGACGTAGTGCTAAAGGACGAGGGGTACTGTAAAATAGCGCGCCCTATTTACTTGTACTCGACAGCGGATGGGCCTTTGCTAGCCATCGCGCTAAAAAATAGCCAGGAATCAGTTGAGCTGCTAGATCCCTGCATTATTGTCTATGATGGCAAGAGCCAGTTAAACCTGTTGCCTGTTTTTGGAGTAAATCGCGTATTAACTGTATCACGTACAGCTATACGCGCTTGGCAAGCTCCAAACGAATTGCTAATCGCTGCGTACCCTAAATTTCTAATCCAGAATCGCATGTACAAATATCAATTGCGCCCTCTCGTACCTTTCGTTACTACCCCAGAATTGACCAACGACGGGTCGTAAACCAAGCACATTTCTGGTACAAGTAGATAGAGCAGCAACTCTAGATTATCCACTGTTTCCTCCTAGTTACAGGTACGCGTTACAATATTGCGTGGCGTCGCGGGTTCTTAACCTGTTCCCCCCCACACGCGCAGTAGGTGTAGCCCGTCACCGAATAATCTATTGAGTTGCTGCTCGTTCCTAACTCCCGTTGTACGTAAACATCGGGTCCATCGACATAAACTTAGCGGCCATCCAGCCAAATATTTGCCCATGGAGACAGTCGTCGGGTTGTGACGGCGCATGCCGCCACACCTTGCGACCCTGCAGGGTGACTTCTTCATATACATTTAGCAGGTCTTTAATCGGAATCTGCATACTGCGTAGGTTTGGGAAGATAACGCCGCGCCGTTTCAAATACATAAAATAGTGATCGATCATAGTCGTACGTTCGGCCATAAAGCGATCGGTTCTATTCCAATAAAAGGGACGTGAATTACCGCCACCGCCACCGCTTGCAGTCCCGCGATACTGCACCTGCATAGCGCGATGAGGCCCGAGGCGTTCACGTAAGTTAGAGTTAGCGAGCGCACCCTCGCCGGCATCCCCTATGATCAGCGATACGTTGAATCTATTGCATATATCTACAATATGATCTATTACGCCTCCAGATATAGGATTCGTCTCTGGGTATATTTTGAAGTAAAGCGTACGCAGTTTGAAATTATGCTCAGTATTTCCGCTGGTAACGCCCCATACCCATAATACTGTGCGTGACGTAGCGTTTTGTCCTCCCCCGGACCAGTCCACACCCGCTACGACGCTGCGAACGTCTGACATTAGCAAGTTGTGTGTAGGGTACTCTTGGACTTCGTACTCTTCACACATGCTCTCTAATTCTTCTTTAGATAGAAGACGCGTACCAATAGCGTCGGATGTTCCCATTACTTCGTTTTTAAATTTCGATGGTGGGTATACAGTATGCTTGTCAAGGATACGTTTCCAGCGACTATACGCTACGTCCTGATTCCTTTGATCTGTAGGCATAGAAAGGGGTACGTTTTTAGGTAGAATTACCTGGGGTACGTGGAAGCCCTTGATGCGCTTACCTTCAAACCCTTTAGGGTAGACATGCATATCCACCCATTCTCCGTTACGGACATTAAGATACTTACCGCATTTCAAACATATAGGCCCTAGTTTGCCCAGACACTTTTCATCAACAAAAAATTGATGCGTGTTACAAGCAGGGCATTTAACAACCCACTCGGTCTGTGTGCTCCACTGCCACAGTTGCTCAATGGTATTTTCCATTGATTTTGGAGTACCGCAATACGTCTCATACGCATAATCCGAATTAGCCATACATTCATTAATAACAGGTATTACCTCGTCATATAGAATATCCTGCACCTCGTCGTAAGCTACACGGTCTGCAGATACACCACGTGCACGGTCAGGGTCATCACTCGCATACGAAAAAGCTAACTCTGAACCGTTGGTAAACATTTTCTGATATACTCGGCTAGATAATTCCTTGGAAACCCACCGTTGTCTAATATCAGGAGAGTAAAATATAGTCTTTCCGACACGTGTTTGTGAAAATTTAGTCGTTTGCTCCTGACTAGGGGCTATGAAAAAACTCTTCCAGTGGGGCGTACTACATGCCTCCATGATCAGGAAGTTTGCGAGTGTAGTACTTTTTGCAACCTGTCGCGCGGTCTTCAATAGCATTGCTGGATATATGTTATTGTAGACGTGTCGATAGAACGGGAAATGCTCAAGCGAGAACGGTTTTCCGTCGAGATGTAAGAGAGTAGTTACCCACTCTGACCGCCGTATTGATAAATCTGAAGCGTCCGTCATCATTGACTGTTGAACCTACGGTAGGAATTTATGGCTGATAAGAAAGATATCACGCAACCTTGGGAAAAGCTCGGTATTGGACCCACAGGCATGGGGCAGATACCAAAACTGCTCAACATTGTGTGGGCTATGCAAAAGAAGCTCACCGTATGCTTGGTTGGTGAAACAGGAATCGGTAAGACTCCGATAGTACACCAGTGGTGTAAAGAGAAGGGCGGGTTTATGTATCCGCTCAACTTTGGACATATGTCGCAAGAAGAAGTGTCCATGATCATGTTCACTGAAAAGGGCGATACATTCGACTTTGTACCCCCGCAGTGGATGCATGACCTCAATACCCAGGCGGAGCAAAAAGGCTGCGCTGTGCTGTTTCTTGACGAGTGGAATCGCGGCGATAAAGCCATGGTCAACGCGTTATTTACGCTCACAGATGAACGCCGGGTGCACAACTTTCAGTTGCACCCCAATGTCTTGGTAGTTGCTGCGATGAATCCCAGTGATGGCAGCTACCTGGTAAATGAAGCTGAAAAAGACCACGCTATCCGAAAGCGCCTTAATTTCGTGTACTGTGTACATGACCTGCAGGCTTTCTTGGAGCACACGAAAGTGGCGGGCTGGCATCCGCTTGTTCCGTCGTTTATCAAGGCTGCGAGCACGTACCTCTACGACGTAGGCGCGCGTGATGCAGGCAAAGCTTTTGCGTGCCCTTCGAACTGGGAGAAGGTATCGGGCATTATGAAAGCTGCCAAAAAGTCTGGCGTTGATTACGCCGATGGTGCGGTTTGCAGACTTGTTGAAGGCCAGATTGGTTTGCACGCAGCTGAGAAATTTATGGAATTCGTGCAGGACCAAAATACGCTGATTCAGCCGTCGGAAGTACTGAACGAGTACACGTACGGCTCTGCGGTGCGTGCCCGTGTTGCCGCTATTCTCAATTGCGCCATCGACAAGGACACCAAGAAGTTTGTCGAGAAAGAGAACAAGCAGAAGACGCGTGCCAGTGTTATCAGCGACGTAAGCAAGGGTGTGGCAATCGAGCTATTCAGTCTAACGCCAGAGCCTGCAGTTGTGGCTCCGCGGCTCGCGCTGTTTATGCATGATTTACCGAACGAGCTGTTGCAAACGCTTACAACGAGTCTCGGGGAACAGTGCAAAGCCAAGGGCACAGAGGGTGACAAATACCTTGGTCGTCTGTCCCAGAGTCTTGCAAAGATCCCAGAATACAAAGGTAAAATGAAATTCATTATGGACACGATGCGCGAATATCGCGTTCGTGCAAACATGGTGATAGATGTAGACCCTATGGCGTGATCAGCAGTTCTTGAAAGGCGCGATTTGTCGTTCGCGCATTTGAAGACGTTTGTCAAAATAAATTTGAACGGCAGCTAGGCGTGCAAGCTGAACACCTTCAGTAGTTTCCGGGTAGGGCGCATCTAGCAGGGCTTTTCCTCTAGGTGCGTCCGCCCAAGCTTTATGCATGGTAGCTGCTAATTCTTTAGCTCCCTTCGGAAGGAGCTTCGATAGCTCTACCGAAGCCATGTCGAGCGTTAGCGGTGCGATAGCAAAGCCTTCGCGGTATAACTGCACGGCCGTATAACTTATCGGTTCACGGTCGAATTCCAATGTCTCTTTTTCATACTCTTGATGTATGAGATTAGCCTCGAATACCGCCCAGTTGATATATACTACGGGCGCGTCTTCAATACCCATGTACGTAGGTTCTTCGTTGTTGAAAGCAATGCAAGTTGCTTCGAAGGCGTTCGCGTCGTACCAGAAACGCCCTGTGGTGAGTAGAGAACGAGCGGCCATGATCTGCGAGCGGTTGCCAATAGGCACGTCTACTTTTTGATGATTGAGCTCAATCCAGAGAGTCTGCGGTTCCCAGTTGAGCCAGTCGTTATCAAAGAGACAAAACATGGCCTTCATGCACGCACTCGCGCACGTCTCATCGAGCCGCAAAGCTTCGCGCGCTAATTTGTCGTGCTCACCCATTGGTGACGTAATCACGCAGTGAAGATTTCACATCAAGCGGCAGCGTCTCGAACACTTGCTTGAAGGACATAGGATCGCCGGACTGTGCTACCTGAGCCAGCTCGGGAGCATCTACTTGCTGCCAGACTTCCTCAGGCAGCTGCATAAGTGCTGAACAAGGCACTTGCACGCCTGCCACGTCGCACATATCTTCCGCTATTTTTTCCGTATTGAACACGGTCTGCAGCGGGTCGGGAATCTTACGGTCGTAAAACTTCGTAAGTCCTGCGGTCTTATCGAGCTCTGCAATAACGACTGCAAGCTTTACCAAATCACGTCGGTTGGTAATCACGTTGGGCATTTTGTGCGTAGCGCTAGCTAGCTTTTCGAAAGCTACTTTGTGCGCAGGCTCGGTCGTCGCATCTGCACGCGCTTCAAGCCAATCGCGGATCAGTGCAGGATTACTCACCGTAGCGCCTGCCATTTTTAACGAAAAGGGACGGAGCGTCACGTTATGCTTTTTAGCAGCTGCGTACAGTCGACTAAACGCGTCAGCCCGCTTTTCGAGCGTGATCAAATCGTAATCGCGGTGAAGTACTTCTTCAGCTACTTTGACCTGTGTAGCACTATCTAAAGGTAGACGCTTGCTCTCAGGCAGCGCGTAGGTAGTTTCGACCGCACTCGCGCATTTCGTAGGCGAAAATACTGACTCGCCGATACTGTACACGGCGCGCGCTGTTTCCAGTTTAGCGTCCACATGCGTAGGTACAAAAGAACCGACCTTACTGCGGTAAAAGATACTAGCAATACAATCCTCACGTGTATGTATTGGGAAGCGTCTTTCGTCTTCCCACGCGAATGCGGTGCTTGGCAGATTATCCGAGGCTACTTTCGCGGTATCAAATGACGCTGTTTTTAGCATTTCACGAGCAAGGGGGAAATCACGCGTAAGCACGTGCAGATGTGCGTAGACCGGATCACCATTGTACTGGTCGATAATTGTCATGGCTTGATTATAGTAGCAGGTGTGAGATGGGAACAGGTTTAGAAAATACTATCTTAGATAAAAAACTGTCCGTAGATGAGGCCATAGCTAAGGGACGTGACTCGGTCGCGGATGCGCTCACATACTTGACTAGCAACCAAGTCAAGAATTTCTACGCACGTGTCATCAATTTGATGGACCGCTACGCTATTCCCGGCATGGGTACGATGGGTGTGAGTGTACAGCGTGGGCGTTACATCTTTATTTACGACCCACTCTTCGCAGCTACAGTGTCCTACGAGGAAGTCTGCGCGACTTGTGAACACGAGGTTCTGCACTTAGTGCTGGAGCAGATTCCCCGTTCTCTCACGTTACGTAAGATTTTCTCTTCAGATGATGACGTTTCGTTATTTGATATAACCAGCAACTTGGCAGTCGATCTAGCTGCTAACGAACTGCTAGCACGTTCATGGCCCAAAATTAAGCACAAGGACAAGCCACTTGGCGCGTGGGTTACGCCTGACAAGTATGATCCGCCGTTGCCAGCTGACTTATCTTACGAGAATTATCATCGATTACTCATGGAACTCTTGAGTAATCGTCTTACTACTTCGCCAACGCAGCTGTATAAACTGGCGAAGCAGATACTAAAAGATAAGACCGATAAAGTAAAAAGCACCCTCAATAACCCGAATGAAGCAGATCCGTCGAAAGATGATGAGCAGGGCGGCGGTGAAGGTGAGAGTGACAAGCCAGGGCCGGAAGACGGTGAGGGCGAAGGTCAAGGCGACGAGCCCGGTGAGGGTCAGAGTGGATCTGGGCAAGGGTCGGGTAAAGGCCAAGCGCCTGACCCAACAATGAGCCCCGAGGAACTCGCGCAGGAGATCGGTGACCTCGACCCGGTAGACTGTAAAA